ATTCTTGAATGCGGGCACAATTTTTGTAAAACATGTTTAGCCAATGATATTTACAAAAACCAATGGTTTGAGGGGTTTAGTACAGAACATCCCCTTCTTTGTCCGGATTGTGACAGTGAATTATCTGATTCTAATTGGCAAGACATTATGGACCATTTGGTTTTTCTTAAAAAAGTCCAACGTAAAATAATTTATACATATTATCTTACAAGAGAATGGTCGGATTTGTTATTTGGAGTTATTGAAATTGGAAAAGAGTATACATGGAGTGACTTGGACCAAATTGATAAATTTAACGAAGAAGAATTAATTCTTCTTCTAAAAGATGAACCAAGTAAAGTGTATTTTGAAAAATATGGAACCAACTGGATGGCAAAATGGCCGAAAAGAAAGTATACAATTGAACTCGATTACAATTCCATAAAATCGGCAAATAGAATTTCACAACAAGAACTTGCAGAATATATTTTCCATCCAGACCGTGTAAGACGGTTTGGTATAGAGTATCTTGATACTTAATTTTTTACAAATATTCAAAAACCTTAGGGTTCCACAACGGTGGTTAACAAGTTCCAATCTAAGTTCGAAAAAGCGCAGCGAAGCAGCGCAACGCGTTGCTAAAGTTCTTTTAATGAAGATATCGCCGGCAATCGTTTATGGATTTCCATCAAAAGAAAAACTAGAACACTCGGAATATTTTAAAGTAGGCCTCACCCATTTAGGAGGAACCCCTGTATATTATATTAATGAATGCAATATAGCAGCTATTAATATAACACAAAACGAAACAACAAATAAGTTTAATAAATTTGCACGATTCCATGACAAACTTCCTGGACTTATGTTAATTCTCGTTGTCGATTTTGACCCATTTACATAAAACCTTCGTTTTAAAAACCTTTGGGTTCCCTGAAAAAGAAACAATCGTAGATTGTTACGTCACAACGCTAGCGTTGCTTTTAAAGGGTTAAAAGAAAGAAACGTAGTTTCTTTCGTCGCAAAACGTATGTTTTGCTTTTAAATGCTTGAGTTTTTTTTATTGATTGCTTTCTTGATTCATCTTTATTTTTCAGACAAAGAGCTTAACAGAATTTGGAAAATCTTGATAGACCAAGATTATCGTTTTAAAGCAATCGAAGAGAAATTGAAAAAGATTACTTAATGTTTAAGATTTATTGGAAACACAAAATCACCGGTCAAACCGGTCAAAGCAAAGAACCAATGACCCTTGAAATTGCAAATTCATGGATAATACCTTTGAATGAAAGATATCCTGATATCGAGCACAAAATTATTCAGTAATTTATTTAAAAAAAACCTTCGGGTTTTCCCTACGGGGTTCAAAAGAAACGTTATGATAATAAGTATACTTTTATTGATACTTCTTTGGCTTGAATATAAAGAAAGGTGTGAAAAATCAAAAGAACTTACCGCTTGTTATTCTGCTTTATTACAACAACAAAAGAAAATAAACGAGCTTGAAGCTAAGCTAAATGGACCTCCTTGATTTATTTTATTTTAGTTTAATTTTAATTTTAAGTGTAATTCTTGTTTTAATTGTTTACCGTCTTTGAAAGTTCAAACTGTAAGTTCTTTTATTTAAAAACCTTCGGGTTCTCCTTTGGGAGTTACTTTATTTATGGAAATTGATTTTGAAAAAAGTTTCCATGAAAATTTATTTTTTTTCTTCTTCGGAAGTTTTTTTATGGAATTAAAAATAAAGTTTTCCATAAATGTGCGCCTGTGAAAATAACCTTTTTATTCAGTTCGATACTCCCGAAAAGAAAGACTATTTTTTGAGTATACTTGAAAATGTTGAAAATCAACTTCTTTTTCAATCTTTCATTCCAATTTTTGAATCCAAAAAGGAAACATATGGAACTGATTCAGATGTTTACATAGAATACATTACGTTTGATGTTTCCGATTCTGACGTTATTAATATAATTTTTTATACAAACGAAACTCCGTGTATTGAATTTTGCAAACGGGTTTCTGCAAAGTACAGTGTAAACATTCAGCTTCTTTATTTCTGTGAAGAAAATGGATATTCAGGACAAATTCAAATCTTCCACAATCAAGTTGTAAAGAATGAACTTTATAATTATTGGCAAGGGATGTACGTTTTACAGTATGACCTTTTCTGGGAACGTTTACAGGATTTTTTTGAATCCATGGATGCAAAAAATTTCATGGAGTTTCTACAAAAAAATGAAATGACTATCTACCAAAATGATTTTTCAAAATTAAATTATCATTTCGACGAATTTAAATTATTGAATCAATTTAAAAATCTTTGAATTAAAGAAGAAACATGGAAGCGGTTATCCCAGTTATTTCAGGGTACTTACCACCCAAAACAATAAATATTTTGCGCTTAGTTTCACAAACAATTCGCCAAACCGTTTTAACAGATTGTTTGTGTAATTACAACTGCAAACCAACTTGTAAGTGTAAATGCAATATTTGTAATTCAAGACTTTCCTTTTAACTTTCGAGTTAATATAAAAACCCGTAAAAAATGGCAACGTGTATGAGCGTGATTGTACCTATTGAAAATGATACAAGTCAGTGCATTGAGTTTATTTTTGAAAATGCCGAAAAAATGCCAAATGACTTTTACATCAATATTATGAATTTGATAAAATATTACCACGATTATGGAAATAATTATTTTGAAATCCATGGATTTTTGGAATTAAATAAAAATAAAGTTGACAATTCAATTTTAAATGAAATTAAAAAACACATAAAACCTCCTCCTCCACCACCTGTACCACGATCGGTAATTGTAAAAAGAATAAATTGTAATATAACATGGTGTATAGATTATAATCTCGCATGTTGTAGGTGCTGTGTTAGTATTTTTTCAGTAGTGTTCCTCCTTTCATTTGTAGGTGTTATTGCATGGTGTTTTGCAACTCGGAAATAAAAAAAATTAATTTAAGCATTCGTGCTTAAAAAAAAACAATAACAAATGATTTATGCATGAACGAAATCCTTCATTTATTATAATCGATATTGAAGGAAAGATGCCGAGCAAAGAAATCAAAGCAATGATGATGAAGAATGCACTTGAAAAAATTAATAAAGAAGAATTTATTTTGAGAAAGTTTGTTAATTATATTTATTACTTTTTCAGCTACTACTTTCCATTTTTGCGTATCCTTTTTTGCAAGAAGTACAAAATAACCCAAATAATTGTTTTTGAAAAGAAAGAATTTGTTTCATTGGCAAAAACAGAGCTTTATTTATACGATAAAGGTATATATTTTAACAAATTGCTTGTTCCATATGAAAATATACTCTCATTTGGTGAAAAACAAGGATACCTCATTCTTGAAATTTTTGCCAAAGCCGACTTTGAAGATACTAAAGTATCCATTTCCTTGAATGATAGTATTATAAAAATGGCATTTAAAACTGAAAACGTCAATAGCCTCTTCAAAAACGTCAGAATAAATATGTTTTATCACATAAAGTACAACCAAGTCAATGAAAAAGTAATTGATTACTACTACTTGGAAAAGAAGAAAAATTAAAATTGTAAATTGAAACTTTTTACAAATAATTTTTTACTTTAAAAGTTAAAATCCATGTTTAGACATGGATTTTAACGACACAAATACCGAAAAAGTTTAAAATGAACTGCTACGCATATCCCATCATTTTCGATGCTATGAAAAGCAAAAACGATAATTTTTTGTGTTTAGAACTAATGAATTGCAAAACTGTTTATATAAGCAGAAAAGGAGATGACCTTTTTGTAAAGTATTCGGGTATTTGTTTTAATTATACGCCAAAAACATTTAACTTTAGTATTGATACACCTATTTTAAAAATAACCCTTATTGGAGATAAGTATGGAAGTGTATTCCATGATATCTTCAATAAGGAGTATTGGAAAGCATCAACAATTATTCAGAATGCATGGAGAAATCGTAAAATGTAAAAAGAATTTAATTCAACCCGTTGCTTAGGCAACTATACAACACCTTACCTTAAAATTAAATTTCAAAGATGCCTATTACCGAGCTTTCCCTTGAGAGTATTGAGCTTAAATTGCAATTGTTGAATCAAAAGGTTGATAAGTTACTTGAGTTAATGACTCTTCAAACCGAAAAGAAGAAGAAAATGAAGCAAGAAGAAATTGAAACCAATTGGTCCATAGTTGATTACAAGAACAGTGTACTTATTTCATTTTCATTTAATATGGAATTTAAAAATTATATCAAAGAATTGGGAGGTGTATGGATGGTTTCTAAGAAATCATGGATGTTTCCTAAATCAAATGAAACAGAGATTGTATCTCAAATTACAGAAAAGTTTCCCAAATGGAATTTAATTAAAGAAAATTAAGTTAAAATAATTTAAAAGTGAGTCTTAGGACTCCACCCAAGTGGTTAAGTAACAATGAAGTACAAACCAGGTGATTTCTCATTTGTCTATATATATCAAAATATATTTGAATATGATTACTCAATTGTTGATAAAATAGGAAAGTTGGCATGGGACAAATTAAAAAGATTTGACGAAGCTTCTTATAATAATTATATCGTTGAAATTATAAACAATTCACTTTATCCAGGCCATAGTTCAAAAACGTACAAATTAAGTATTCAAAATTTAAAATGTATCGCTATCCATGGATGGGATTACTTTGTTGAAAATTACGAACAAAATTTATTTTAAAGAATTGAAAGTTAAAAAGTTAAAAAGTGACCTTTGGGTCGTATAAAAATGCATAACTTCAAAGAGATGGCTCGGGAATTTATCATGGAAAAGGAAAAGATTGCTTTTGAGGAACTTTGTAAACTCGACGAAACTATAAATCCATGCATTATTGATTTATTTAAAATTTTAGTACTTTATAAAAATCAGTTTTCTCAGCAACTTAATGTTATTGAAACAGGTATGGAACACAATGTAACTGTTCTTGAAAAGAATTGTAAAGAAATTGATTTACTTAATGCTCTTGTTGACAAAGAAATAAAATATACTTTACAAAGTTTTAAGAAATATGAAGAACTGGTGAATTTTGATTTTGACAATCATTTGGAAATAATTTTAGATTACAAAAAAGAAAATGAAAAAATGGTAAATGAGCGAATTGTTGAAGTTATGGAATCTGTTGCCGATGATTATTTATCTTTAAAACGTTCTCAAAAAGTTCTTGAATCGAAATGCGATAAAATTGTAAATACACTTCAAAAATCCGTTCAAATTAAAACTGATACTTTGGAAAATAAAGTCGAGTCATTGGAAGATAAGATAAATGAACTTGAAATAAAACTTCTCAAGAAAAACACTAATTATATTAATTGGTTTTGTTTGGGTGTTTTATTTCTTTGTTTTAATTACAAGTTCTAATTATATTAATGAAAAAATATTTTGCTTTTGGTCTTCTTCTTTTAGGAAATGTTATGTGTAAAGTACTACAAACCTGTAAAATAACACATTCTGGCAATGGATGCGTATCATTTACAGTAAGCCAAGGAACTGGTTGTTCGTGGATGTGTAATTATTGTGCCAATTCCTTAGGGACGAGTAATTATTATTTCACCACGCCAGTTTGCACCTACGAACCGGGTGGATGCGTTGGAAACCCAATTGCCGGAGTTGAATACAGCTGTTGTTCGGCCTAAACAACCTTTGTTGCAGTGCATAAACGGAACAACCTTTGTTATTCCGCTTAATTTAAATAATTGTTAAAGTTAAAAATGTTTTCCAAAGTTAACGAATCCATAAATTCACCAACTTTAAAAAATAATAATTCTGTAGATGGAATAAATAAATCAGGAACAGCTTGTACCGTTGCTGCATGCAAAGCACCCTCCTCAAAAGATTGTATTATTATGTAAAATTTTTAATCAAAAGCTCATTGACAATTGAATCGGGTCGTTTACTGTTAATTGAACGTTTAGCTGGAATAGTTTCAGAGGTACAATTTGAAGTATTTTCTCTTACAAATGGAACGTCAGCGTTACTCAAAAGATAACGGTATTTTGCTTGTTTTAAGGAATCAAATAATAATTGGTGTTTAAAAGGTAAAGAAGTGTACCCAACAAAAGAATCCTTTGCAACGGGTGCATATGGAGGGTCGAGATATACAAAATCTCCAGCTTTGGCTTTTTCCAAAGCTTCTGTAAAATCAAGTGTTTCAAATGTAACACCTTGGATAAGTTCGTGAATTTCTTCAAGGTGTTTTTCATTTATTATTTCTGGATTGTTGTAATGACCGTATGGAACATTAAATCCATTCGGGCCTACACGATACAACCCACGAAAACATGTTTTATTTAAAAAAATAAACATAGCCGAACAAAGTATGCTTTCACGGTCGACTAAAGCATTAAACTGGTTTCTAATATAATAATAATAACTTTCTTTGGATGTTTTTGCTTCCGTTTGTAAGTGAGGATTGCGGCAAATGATGTTTCCATAAATTGCATTAAATTCTTTTATAATGATACTCAATTCGTTATAAAGTTCCGTGTGTCTATTTTGAATATTTTTGTAAACACCGATTAAAGCTTCATTGGAATCGCTTGCATAAATGTTATTTACTACAATTTTACCTTCATTAATTTGGTTCAATAAATGGAACAAAACGCTTCCGCCTCCCAAAAAGGGTTCATGGTAAACTCCGATTTCTTTGGGAAAATTTTTAAAGACATTTTCAATAATTTGGGTTTTACCACCAACCCATTTTAAAATTGGTTTTGTCATTTACACTTGTTTTACTTTTAAAACCTTTAAAACTTTAAATTTATTTAAGGTTTAGCACATTAAAAGAATAAATCCCGATGTCAGTTTTAAAAATTTTTGTTAATAAACATTCATGGATTATTAAGAAGGATTTTTACGATATACTTATTGAAATGTATCACAATGCAAAAGATAAAGATTATACAGAAGTTATATTGTATTTTCCCAAAACTATATTACCTGAAGATGTTATTTATTTGAATAGTAAAAATATATTTGATAGTTTTTTTTTATGTTGTTACGTAGGCGATTATTATTGTATTTCATTTTCAGTTAAATTTATTAATTATCTTGAAAAACAAATGGAACAAAGTACTGTACCGTAACGTTTTTTAACTTTTAATGAATTATAAACAAATCGTTTTGGTACAAATGTATAAACTTTCCTTCGTTTCACCATATCACCAAGTTCATCGTATAAATTTTTAAGTGCTGTATTTGAAGTTCCACGACCTGAGTATTCCAAAACCATGGAACCTTGGAGTTTATTTTCCATAAAAACTTCAACAACAAGTAATCCACAGCTGATAAAACTTCCTTTTCGTCCATCATTCCTTGCCATTATACAAAAAACGATGTCTCCCCAGTTTTGGGGTTTAAAAGGTATTTCTTTTGTACCAGGTGGTATCATGCTAGAAACAGTTACGACATTTATATTTCCTATACCTGCATTTACAACAGCATCGTCGTAACTTGTTGTTTCGTTTTTAGAATTTTGTAAATTTGATTCACCAGAGCCTTTTGTTATAAAATAATGTTCCATTTAATTTAAGATATTATTTTAAATTGTTTAAAGAAATAAATTTTTAAAAAAAGAAACATGGAAAATGTAACAGAAAAACTTTCTGAGCTTCACGGGGATAAAAATTATTCGGATTCAGAAAGTGAAAATGACGATATCATGAAATTTATAAAGCCCAGACAGAAGGGCTTGGATTTTGAGACAAAGGCGTATCTTTTTAACAAAAATGCAAAGCTGCGTACTGAACTTGCACGTTTGGAAGAGCGTATGAGGTATCTTCAGCTTGATTACAGCAATTCTCAGGTTAAGTTGGAGGAGCAAAAGCTTCTTTTAACGAATTTAAAATCACGAGAAGTAATTAATTACAAAGTAATGAAGGATTTAAAAAATACAAGTTACATCGTTCTATGTTTTTTGTCTGTAAGTTTAGTTGGAAATGCAGTTTTTTGTTTAATGGATTCTTTTGGAGGTCCTCGCGTGATTTACACTTAAAAAAATACTTAAGAATTTGTGCTTTAATAAAAGCAAAGCAAAAAGCTAAATTTTCAAATGACGAGTTACATTGTGGATGAAGTTACGCTTGAATTGAATAATTCAGCATTTAAAGAAAAGATTCGGTATGAGCTTCGTAAAGAATTTTGTGAGGTTTATTCTAAAAACGAACATTTTTACCAAGAACATTTTGCGAGATTAAACAAAATTATTGAAGATAAGGATACAGAGATTAAAAAATTATTGAATATAGTTGAAATTTTAAGTAAAAAGGTTAATAGTAATTAACGTAAATTACAACTGATTTAAATAAACAAGATTTAAATTTTTTAACTCTTGTTAATTAAATGGAATTTGATTTAAATCGTTATTTTACAAACGACCAGCTTCAATTTTTAGCTTGGTATGGAGTTTTTTCCATAGGGTACCTTCTTATTAAATTTTCTAGTAATTTAAAGGTAGACGATTTAATGCCGAGGGGACATCGTTATTCTGAATTTACCGATTCGAGTGATGAAGAAGTTTCCGAAGAAATTATAATTAACGAAAGTTCCGAAAGTTCCGAAAGTTCTTCCGAAGAACATGATGACCCATCTGACACATCTTACGTACAGCCGAACAATTATACATCAAAACTTCGCAAAAAACAAAAACTTATTTAAAAAAATAACAGCTTAATTTACAAAAGAAGCTTTAAAGAATGAAATATATCATTAGCATAGAGGGTAACATTGGTTCGGGTAAATCAACACTTATAAATCTTCTTAAAGAATATTCTTTAAACAATGTTATTTATTTGCCTGAACCAGTTGATACATGGAATCAAATCAAAGATTCCAACGGAATTACAATTTTAGAGAAATATTACCAAGATTCCAAGAGGTACGCATTTCCATTCCAGATGATGGCGTATATTACTCGACTGAGTCTTATACGCAAAGCAATTGATACTGCACCTGATAATTCAATCATTTTAACTGAACGGTCAATTTATACGGACCGTGAGATTTTTGCCAAGATGTTATATGATTCTGGTAAAATAGAAGACATCGAGTATTCCATTTATCTTCGATGGTTTGAAGAATTTTCAGAATCAAAGCTCGATGGAATCATTTACGTGCAGACAACACCTGATACATGCGTGCATCGGATTGAAAAACGCAATCGTAAAGGTGAAGAATCGATTCCACTTGAGTACCTGAGTGAATGTCACCGTTACCACGAAAACTGGATAAACAGTACAACGACCCGAACATTATTTCTGGACGGGCAGCCCGAACAATCCATGGAAACTGCTGTAAAGATTAACGACTTTTTAGATTTTTTCCAGCAAAATTCGCGGTGTCCTTCTCAATTTAATTAAATTATTCGTTAAAAAATGTAAAAAAATGTAAAAGTAAAAGTAAAATGTCTAACTCAGCCGAAAAACTCGTAAAGCAGACAATCAAGCTTCTTTCCAAGACCCAGGACCTTGATTATGAAGAACTTAAAATGGATGCCAAGAAGCTAATCCGTGCTGCTCGTAACTTCGACGAAACCCTTCTTGGAATGATGGAAGAAATCATGGACCTTGGCAATGTTGGCGCCGAAGAAGAACTCGAGGAATTCAATCCCGAAGTTCTTAAGATTTACTGCCGCATTAAGGAAATTGACGATTCTGGTTCTGACAAGTCACTTCGTGCACGTGTATGGAATCACATCGAGGAAGAATTCGAACTATCCGATGACGAAGAAGAAGAAGAAGATTCCGAAGTTTCAGAAAGCGAAGAAGAACTCGAGCCCGAACCGGAACCGGAACGAGTTGTTAAAATCAAGAAGTCTAAGAAATCAAAGGAGCCCGAAGTAGTAGTAATTAATTAAAAGTGTTTTTAACCAAATGTGTTTTCAGTACCATAAATGACATACAGAAAGTTGTCTTCGGAATGGTATTGATTGTATATTTCTTCAATGGTATTATTCATAGGTACTAAACAATTATTAACAAAAACAAACAGTGCATGTTTTTCATCTAAAATTATTTTTTTTCTGATTATGTAAACAAGGTCTGACATTTTTAAATTTTTTGGCATTAGGTAACGTTCTTTATCCATTTCCGGAACGTTTTTACCATTTGATTTAATAATAATAGGCACACGATCGGGGTATTTATTTTTTAGTGTTTCGGAGTATTTTTTACGCTCTTCTGGGGTATTTCCCGAAACAAAATCGTATGTTATGCTAGGAGCCCTTTTAAAACAATTCATTCTTTTTAATACTGGTTATTTTAATTTAAAAAAAATAAAAGTAATTAAAAAAGCATATCAATGTCAGTAAATATATACGATTTATTGGCAGCAAACTTAACAGTTACTAATAGTTATCATGTGAATATTGACCCTGTTTCTATTGGATACAATGCAGGTGAATTCGGTCAATCAAGTTATAGTATAGCAATTGGTTACGAAGCAGCTCAAAACTATGAATCCTTTTACAGTGTGGCTATAGGATACAAAGCCGGTCAAAATTATCAAGGACATGACGGTGACGATGCTACATACGGAGTCGATGGAGCAATAGCAATAGGTAAATATGCCGGGCAAAATACTCAGTCTCCCCAGTGTATAGCTATAGGAACAAGTGCGGGTCAAAATAACCAGTCAACTGGTGCAATTGCAGTTGGTTTCAATGCAGGAACATTTACACAGGGATACTCAGCCATTGCAATAGGTAATTACGCAGCCCAAACAAATCAAGGAATTGGTGCAATTGCTATAGGAGGAGTTGCAGGTAGAGTCAACCAAGCAATTGGTGCAATTGCTCTTGGTGATTTTAGTGGGGAAACAAATCAAGGAGCGTACAGTGTTTCTATTGGATATGAAGCAGGTAAAACAAACCAAGGTGCTGCTTCAATTTCAATAGGATACCAGGCAGGTATTAATAACCAGCAAGTAAATTCAGTTGCATTTGGGTCAAATGCAGGAAGTTACAATCAGCAAGCGCAGTGTGCTGCATTTGGTACTTTTTCGGGACAGACCAATCAGCAACAAAATAGTGTTAGTATTGGTTATTCTGCTGGTAATTTTAACCAAGGATTATCGTATTTTGGTGGAAACCCTACAACGGCGCAATTGGGACAAAATGCAGTTGCTATAGGTAATTTTGCAGGACAGACCAACCAACATCAAAATAGTGTTGCAATTGGAGCAAAATCTGGTATTTATAGACAAGGAATCTCTTTTGTTATCGGTCAAAATGTTATACAAGAAGGTCCTGGTGGTAATTGTGTTGCAATTGGAGACAGTGCCGGCCAAACAAATCAAAAATTCAATTCAGTTGCAATTGGTTCAAATGCAGGTTCTCTCGAACAGGGAGGAGTTGAAGACATTAATCAACCAATTTATGGAAATTCGATGGCAATTGGTTCAAATGCTGGTCGGTATTACCAAGGCCAATTGGCTATTGCAATTGGAAACAATGCAGGTCAAACAAACCAGGCATCAAGTGCTCTGGCAATCGGAAATAACGCAGGTTCTTTTACACAGCTGGCATTTGCATTTTCAATTGGAAACAGTGCAGGGTTTTTAAACCAATCGACGGGTGCTCTGGCGATTGGAAACAGTGCAGGAAGTTTTACCCAAAATATTTATGCAACGGCTATTGGAAATAATGCCGGAACATTAGTTCAATCAACAGGTGCACTTGCCGTTGGTTTCAATGCCGGGTCATTTACCCAAGGGCTTTATAGTGTTGCTATTGGATTTATAGCAGGACAAACAAAACAATCTGATTATAGTATAGCTATTGGTTCAACCGCAGGCAGTCTACTTCAGGGTACAGGTGCACTTGCAATTGGGTATGGTGCAGGTTCTTTTACCCAAGGAACAAATTCAGTTGCCATTGGATATCTTGCCGGACAGGGATTTACGAATCCAAGTCCACAACCAGGTTACCAAACTAATAACCCACAAAATCAAAATGCTATAGCTATTGGAGTGCAGTCTGGGTTTGCCGGACAAGGAACAAATAATATTGCTATAGGTACATTTGCAGGAAGTGCTTTTCAGGCACAAAACAGTATTGCCATAGGTGCATATGCAGGTGCTGGTGTTACCGTTCCTGGATATCTATTAAATTCTTATGAATCAGGTCAACGTACTGGTTCAATTGCAATGGGGTATTATGCAGGACAATCGGCACAGGGAACAAATTGTATAGCAATTGGTAATACAGCAGGACAAATATCTCAATCACTAAATTCAGTTGCTATAGGTGACAGTGCAGGATATTTTATACAAGGAACGTACAGTGTTTCTGTTGGAAACCAGGCAGCAGAACAATCACAAGGACAAGAATGTGTTGCTATTGGATACCAAGCAGGACAAGAATCACAAAGTGATGCTTCGGTTGCGTTGGGATACCAAGCAGGTCAATTTGCACAAGGCGCGTTTTCGGTTGCAATTGGAAATAATGCAGGCAATCTAAATCAACTTTATAACTGTGTTGCAATTGGAACTGGTGCTGGAAGTAACGAACAAGCTGAATTTTGTATTGCAATTGGTGCCGGATCAGGACAAGATTACCAATCACCTAATTCAGTTGCATTGGGTTTTGCAGCGGCCCAATATAATCAAGCAGCTAATTCAATTGCTATTGGATATCTAGTAGCACAATATTATCAAGGTTCTGATTCAGTTGCTATTGGTGGAGGAGGGCAAAACCAAGGATACCGTTCTGTTGCCATTGGTTCTGGTTGCGGAGCACAATTTCAATCATACCAGTCTGTTGCTATTGGGTTTGAAGCAGGTCAATTTAACCAAGGTATAAATTCAGTTGCTGTTGGTACCTTTGCTGGACGAACATACCAAAGTACAAATTGTATTGCTATTGGCAGTAATGCTGCTCCAAATTCACAAGGTGCTTATTCAATCGCTATTGGTCCAGGTGCAGCGAATATAGCCCAAGGGGGGTTTTCAATTGCTATTGGACCATCAGCAGCATATTATACCCAGGGTCAAAATTCACTTGCTATAGGTGTAGAGTCCGGTACAGTCGTCCAGGGACAAAATTCAGTAGCTTTGGGTTATCAAGCAGCAATGTTTACACAAGGTCAAAATTCAGTTGCTTTGGGTTATCAAGCAGCTCAAAACTCCCAAGCTACAAATTCAGTTTCTGTAGGATATCTTTCTGGAAATAAGTACCAGGCAGGTAATTCGGTTGCAATTGGATATCAGTCTGGATTTACAGGACAAGGATTTAGTGCTGTCGCAATTGGATATGCTGCCGGTCAAGGAGTAGAAAGTCTGTCATTTCCTGGAACATATTTAACCCAACAAGATTCCGCTGTTGCTATGGGATATCAATGCGGGTATGCAAGCCAAGGTTCTACATCCGTAGCTATTGGGTACCAAGCAGGCTGGAATCAACAAAGTATAAATTCAGTTGCTATTGGTTACCAAGCAGGTTCCGGTGCATGGTACGGGGGTCCAGGTGGTAACCCCAATTTGTATGATCCTTGGACTGTTCCAGATACAGCAACTGGTAATCCAAGAAACCAAGGATATAGCTCAGTTGCTGTTGGGTTTCAAGCAGGGCAATATCTCCAAGGAAATAGCGCAGTTTCTATCGGATACAAATCCGGGCAAACAAATCAAGGTTTTGCATCCGTAGGTATTGGGTATCAAGCAGGACTTAATTCACAAGGTGGTTCTAGTGTTGCTATTGGTCTAAGTGCTGGGACCGGATACCAAGGTAATAGTGCAGTTGCTATTGGTGGAAATGCTGGTTCATTTACACAAGGTAGTGCTGCCATTGCTATTGGATACTATGCTGGTGGTAGTACACAAGGAACAAATGCAATTGCTATTGGATACTATGCAGGGCGATTTTCACAAGGAACTAATTCTGTAGCTATTGGATACCAAGCCGGGCAATCAACACAAGGACAAAATGCTATTGCTATTGGAAATTTGGCAGGTCGTCTAGGCCAAGGTTTAAATAGTATTGTGATAAATGCAACAGGAGCAGATTTAGCAAATACAGTTGCATCAAGTACTGTTATAAAACCTTTACGAGGTGCTGCAACTGCAACAGGGACATTTTCTCTTTTACAGTATAATGTAACAAGTGGTGAAATTGCATTTTCTGGAACAACTGCTGCACCAACAAGTTCTGGAAATTTGAGTAAAACATTTGTTATCGACCATCCGGTTAAAAAGGAAAATTACTTGGTCCATGCTTGTTTGGAAGGTCCCGAATCTGGAGTCTATTATCGTGGTGAAGGAAAGATTTCATTTGGGGAAAGTACAATTATAAAATTACCAGATTATGCAGATGCTCTTGCAACAGATTTTACAGTCCAAGTTACACCAATAGGTAAACCACGTGTTCTTGGAGTTTCACGTGTAAGAAACGGACAATTTGAAGTTTATTGTAAAGAACATTGTGAATTTTTCTGGACGGTCCTTGGTAAGCGTGGAAATATTGTCGTTGAACCAAAGAAATCAGAAAGTTTTGTCAATGGAGATGGTCCATATCGCTGGATTAAGTAAATTATCTTAAAAATAAAATAATAGTAAATCGTAAAAAAGATTTAAATGGGTGGAGGAGGACTTATGCAACTTGTTGCCTATGGGGCACAAGATATTTATCTAACCGGGAAACCACAAATAACATTTTGGAAAGCTGTGTACCGCCGATACACGAATTTTGCAATTGAAAGTATTCAACAGGATGTTTTAGGAACTCCTCAATTTGGCGGACAAGTGAGTATTACCGTAACACGAAATGGAGACCTTCTTAAACGTTTATGGATTGAATATTCACCACAGGACATTTTGGAAGGCGTTAAGTCAAATTTACTTGGATATACCGGACAAACAGTTGGTGCAAATATAGGACATGCCATAATTGACAACATTACACTTGAAATAGGAGGACAGATTGTTGACCGTCATTATGGAAAATGGCTAACTATATGGAATTATCTTACAGAACAAAATCCAACTGGAGAACAAGGAGCACTTGATAATTACGCAACTGGTCCTGGTGAATATTCTCCATCGCCTGCTTTTGGACCACCTGGTTCTGGAGATAATTCAGTTGTTGAAGTATACCCCAGAGCAACCAGGTACAATCGAATGGCATATACACACAGAGCTCAGTGTAATGTTGTAAGTAGCCAAGGAGCCGCTCAATTAGCTTGGGTACCACTACAATTTTGGTTTTGTAAAAACCCTGGTTTAGCTCTACCTCTTATAGCGCTGCAATACCACGATATAAAATTATTTATTAATATAGCCCAGCTGGAACAAGTTCGAACTGGTGGACTCCAAACTTTAACTGGAAATGAATTTCGGCGATTTGCTATTTATGCCGATTTTGTTTATCTCGATACAAAAGAACGACGCCAATTTGCCCAAAACTCCCATGAATACCTCATAGACCAACTTCAAATATTTGAATCTGTAGCAGCCATTAATATTAAACTTCCTTTTAACCACCCAGTAAAAGAACTCATTTGGGCTCCCGTTCCTCTTCCAGTTGGAACAACTAACACGGACCCGCCAAACAGAAATAATATTGTACCCGGAGGTGCAACTCCTCATACAGGTTTTACACAAACAACTATCCAAACACCCAATTTGTATAGTTTAGTTCTTAATGGAGCTGATAGATTTGCTCCCCGTGATATTACCTATTTTACTCGTAACCAGGTATGGGAATCTCATACAGGATTTGGTTCAGTTATTTATCCTGATTGTATCGGTGTTTACAGTTTTGCACTCCGACCAGAAGAATTCCAACCATCGGGAACATGTAACTTTAGCCGAATTGAAAATGCACGACTTGTACGGTCCCAAACATTTAATGTCAATACGTCACAAGCAAGTGCCGATGTTATAGACATTTATGCAGTCAATTACAATCTTTACAGAATAGCATCAGGTATGGGTGGAGTCGCTTACAGTAACTAAGCTACGCTTAGTTTATTTAGCAATTAAAAGCGCAAGCGTTGAACTTCTTCTTTGGGTTAATTGCAGCGAGCAGCGTAGCTGCTCTTTTGTTATTTTTTAATTTAATTTATGTTAAATTGAATAAAAAAATAACATTGATTTATAAAAATGGGTGGTGGACTTATACAACTTGTTGCCTATGGAGCTCAAGATATTTACTTAACCGGGCAGCCACAAATAACATTTTGGAAATCTGTTTATCGACGCCATACAAATTTTGCAATTGAAAGTATTCAACAAACACTGGTTGGAAGTCTTAATTTCGGACAAAAAGTTTCATTTGTTGTTTCACGAAACGGTGACCTTCTAAAACGTCTATGGATTCAGTACAACGCAAATGATTTACTTGCTGGTGTAAATAATAATATTGTTGCAGCAAATGTAGGACATGCTCTTATTGATACAATAGAGATTCTTATAGGAGGTCAAATTATTGATAAACACTATGGAAAATGGCTAACGATATGGAATTATCTAACTGACAACAATAACGACGGAACCCAAGGAGCAATTGGAAGCGGCCATGGATTTGGGCCAGGAGAACAACCTTCACCATCTGGAGATACTGCAACAAATACATTTCTTCCTCGACCAACAAAATACCAACGTATGGCATACTGTCATAAAGCAAATACTGCAGTTGTAGATGCTTTAGGTGCTCCACTTTATGCATATGTACCTCTGCAATTTTGGTTTTGTAAAAACCCTGGTCTTGCAATACCTCTTTTAGCATTGCAATATCATGAAGTAAGTGTTAATCTTACATTCGCCCAGTACAATGGTATTACAAATGCAACGCCAACTGGTAACGAATTCGCTCATTTTTCTATTTATGCCGATTTTGTTTATCTCGACACAACAGAACGTCGCCAATTCGCCCAGAACGCCCATGAATATCTTATAGACCAAGTCCAAATTAATAGTAATAACACCAAACCAGTTATAAATCTCAGTTTCGTACACCCGGTCAAAGAACTCATTTGGGCTATACCTCCCCAACCAATAGTATCGGTAACTTATCCAGCTGGTTCTGCAAGTATGCCTTCCGGATTTTATAAAACAACGGCAGCACAGCCAAATAATTATAAGATTATATTTAATGGAACGGACCGTTTTATAGAGCGAGACATAACATATTTTACACGTAACCAAGTATGGGAATCTCATACTGGTTTTGGTTCTGTTTTATTTCCTGATTCTATAGGAGTTTACAGTTTTGCACTAAAACCAGAAGAACATCAACCATCTGGTACAGCTAATTTTAGTCGATTAGATACAGCACAGCTTTCACGGACAAATACAAATCCAGTTGACATTATTGATGTTTATGCAATTAATTACAACGTTCTTCGTATAGTTTCAGGTATGGGTGGACTTGCTTATAGCAATTAACCCTACGGGTTAATTGCAGCGAGCAAATATGCTCTTTTAATTTTATCTTAAAATAAAATACCATTTAAAATTAACGGTATGTCAACTAGTATAGATAATTTAAATATACTAACATCCGTAAACGTCAATCAAAATTTAATTTGTCCTGCAATACCATCTGCGTCTGGTGTACCTGCACCTGTAATTCCAGCAGGGTATAGTTTTTTAGTTATAAATAACTTAACTGGTAAAATTTACAAATACACACCTTAAAAAATACAAATTTACACTTTAAAAAATACAAATTTACACTTTAAAAAATTATTATTATTAAATAAGATGTCAACTACGGTAGGTACTTTATTTACTAATAATTTATCACTTGTGGGTTCAACCAAAGTTACCAATTTAGAAACTGTTAATGACTTGATTGGATTTGAGTATCTTATTTTGAATAATATCAATTTGGTCCATAAATACCCTGGAATTGTTACACCATTTAGTACAAAATGGCTCATAGTTGATGGTGACCGTTCAATAACACTCCCTCTTGTAGACCCTGTATTACTTAATTTACCTGATTCTGTTTATGATTTTATAGTCGATTGGGGTGACGGTTCAACAAGTACAATAACAGATTCTAACTGGAATACTGCATCACATACATATCCTACGGATGCCGAATACACAGTTAATATTACTGGAACTATACAAGCATGGTCTTTTGCATACAATCGAACAAGTAAAGATATAATAATATCAGTAGAACAATGGGGATGTTTAAATTTAAATTTCACTAATGCAGATTTTATTAATTTTTCATATAGCTATGGAGTTGTTATAGGACAATCAATCGATGCAACATTTTATGAATGTTCTCATTTAACTTTAAGTAATGTAACTGATGTTATTAATTTAACTCATATCCTTTCAACTTGTTATATGTTTTATGGATGTGGGGATATTACACTAATTAATAATATTAATAATTGGAATGTTTCATCTGGGATAGTTTATGCAGCTAGCATGTTTCAAGATTGTACCCAATTTAATGACGATATATCAAATTGGGTTTGTGGTGCAGCTTCAGTTGATCTTATGTTTGCTGGGTGTAATAATTTTAATAATGGAGACTTTGCGGGACAAAGTAATAAACCATTAAATAATTTATTAAGTGTCCCTACTTGGATCAGTGCAGTATATATGTTTGAAAATTGTGATTCATTTAATCAAGATATTTATGGATGGAATCTGGTTTCTGAGGTTGGATTTCTTTATTTACAAGGAATGTTTCAAGATGCAAATAGTTTTAACAGACCACTTCCATGGGATACTTCCGTTGTTATCAATATCTCTTTTATGTTTGTTGGTGCAAACAATTTTAATCAACCACTTCCATGGGATACAAGTTCTGTTACAACAATGGAGAGTACATTTGAAGCAACCGACTCATTCAATCAAGACCTTTCAAGCTGGAATACATCTAACGTAACAACAATGCAAAGTATGTTTTATCACGCAAATATTTTTAACAATGGCGGACAACCTCTTACTTGGGATACAAGTGCTGTTACTGATATGTTTAATATGTTCCGAGATACGCAGTTTAACCAACCACTTCCATGGGATACTTCTTCAGTTGTTACAATGCAAGGTATGTTTAATAACGCAACTTTATTTAACCAAGACATTTCTTTATGGAACACAATTAACGTGGTTTTTATGGATAATATGTTTAATGGTGCATCTGCATTTAACCAACCTGGTATAGGACAGTGGAACATTGATTCATTGGTTCCATTAGGTATGTCTGGTATGCTTGATAATTCAGGTATAACAAATAGTAATTATAATCTTATACTTACTGGATTTGATTCTGGAGTTATACCATATGGTATCACGTTGGGAGCAAATAATTGTCAGGCAACATCAGCTGCAGCAATTACAGCCAGAAACGAATTAATAGGCACTTACGGATGGACGATTAATGATATACCTCCATAAAAATTATTTTAAAATAAAATAAAGTTAAATTAAAATGCAACAATTAATTTTGGTAATTTTATTGATTTTATTGATTTTGGTATTTGTTGTATTTTTTGTATTTTTTAAATTTAACAGTACCTTTTCAAACATAAAAAAGAAATATCCAAAAATAAAGTATATTTTTACAGATAAAGACAAATACAGTAATTATAAAATTACATATGGTGAAATGACTTACAACGGAATAGATAAACTTTATAAATCACTTGATTCAAAATTTGAATATTTTTTAGATCTAGGTTCCGGTAACGGACATTTATGTTTATATATGGCAGAAAAACCAGAAATCAAAAAATCAGTTGGTATTGAAATAGTAACAGAAAGATACGAGTTTGCTAATACATTAAAAACTGACAATGTGTCATTCATAAATGATGACATATTAAATATCAATATTAAAGATTTATTTGATAAACCAGTTTTTGTATGGTGGTCTAATTTATGTTTTAGTAAAGAATCAATTGATAAAATAGCTCAAAAACTTCTTTCTGAATTAAAACCAGGCTCAATTATTTGTTGTTCTAACCCAATTAATTACAAATTACATAACAAAAAAAAGGCTCAAATGTCATGGGGTAAAAATAGTGAAGTCTATATTTATAAATTAGAATAACTTAAAGAAATGCACGTTATTAAACAAAGAAATGGGCTACCTGATATTTGATACTGAGACCAATGGGCTTCCGCAATGCAAAGCTTATGGGTTTTTTCCACCCTATACCCAAACAGAGAAATACGCGGGTGCACGAGTCGTTCAAGTAAGTTATATCATTACAAATGAAGTTTACACAAAACTCGAAGAATCCGATACCATTATCAAAATGGATGATTTCAAAATAACAAATTCTGAGTTCCACGGAATTACCGAACACATTTCGGAAACCCAAGGTATTACATTTCAAGAATTTGCCAAAGGATTTAGTAATTCACTTGATTTCGTCCATACCATTGTCGCACATAACTTAAATTTTGATTTTAATGTGATTTGTGCTGAACTTTACCGTTACGGTTTCCATGACATCATTACAAAACTTGAATCAAAGAAACAAATTTGCACTATGAAACGTTACAAGAACCTTGTTTGTGCTACATTTAAATCAGGAACTGGTTCATTTAAAGGAGAACCTTCTCTTCGTTTTAAAGACCCCAATCTCAAGGAGCTTTATACATTTGCAACTGGTGAAGTGATGGAAAATCACCACAACAGTATGTATGACGTTTTAAATTTACATAAAGCAGTTAAACTTCTTGAAATGAAATTCAATTTAACTTAAATTGTCCGCGCGCTCGGATCAGTTGTATTCACCCATTTAGGCATCCAAAAATACGGAACGATTTCACCACAGTGGGCGTAATCTTCTTCGAAAAGCATTCGGTAATACCGTTGCTCTTTGGTTTGGGGTGTATTATGAATATATATAGTTTCCCTCTTGGGGAATTCTATATTTTCAAGCTTTTCTGCTATAATTGTGTACCACGAACGATTTTCCGAACTTACTCCATCACTAAATGCTTCTTTCGTACGAAGAAGTACTTCTTCGGGAAGTAAATCCTTATTCATAAAGGACAATGCGCCTCGAAGTAAAAACTTTTCGGGTTGATTATTATAACGATGATTGCGAAGGTCCATTGGAATGGAAAGGTAAATTTGGACCAGAGAACGGTCTAAAAATGGTGTACGGGGTTCAAGACCATGCGTGCTGATACAACGGTCACTACGAAGAACATCAAAGTAATGAATATCACCGAGCAGTCGTTTGCATTCACGGTCAAATTCAATTTCTTCGGGTACATGATTAAAATAACGATACCCACCCATAAGTTCATCGGCACCATCGCCATTGAAAATAACCTTGGCATCACTGTGTTCGGCAATATACTTTCCAACAAGATAATTACCAACACTGGCACGAACCGTGGTGGTATCGTAACTTTCAATTGCCTTAATTACTTCGGGTATAGCTTCAAAAAACTGGTCTTCTGTTAAAATAATCGATGTATGTTTGGTACCAAGGTGGTCCGCAACTTTTTGGGCGTAAACGAGATCCGTCGACCCTTCGAGCCCAATACTGTATGTTTCGAGTTGTCCTTTTGGTAAAAAGCTGTTTACCAGTGCAGTAATTGTACTGCTATCGAGACCACCTGAAAGGAGGCATGCAATTGGACGTTCTGTTGTGATAACGCGCTTCTTTACACAGTTGTAAAGGGTTTGGTAGAGTACTCCATAAACATCATAAAGACTGTTAAAAATCATTTTGGAAAATCCAAATGAAGTGTACCGTTCATTGCGAATAATTGTGGGATGAAACTTGTTAAGTTCGATTTCCATGAACGAGCCTGGTTGAAATTGTTTGATATTGGTACCAATTTCTTTGATTTGTTTCATTTCCGATGCAAGGGTAATACCACAGTTGTCGTGATAATAAAGCGGGCGAACACCATAAGGGTCGCGTCCTACAAATACCCTTTGGATATTGGAGTCGTAGAGTACAAAGGCAAAAACTCCATCAAGAAGTTCAAAAAGATATTTTATTCCATACATCTTGTAAAGGTGAATAATGACTTCACAGTCGGACTTGGTTTTCATTTCAAAATTTTTAAAAGAGCGATAATTATAAATTTCTCCATTGCAAATGAGGTAAACACCGTCAATTTCAATGGGTTGGTTTGAAGATTCGTCAAGTCCATTTATGGCAAGACGATGGAATCCAAAAAAGAGGTAATTGTTGAGGTAATGTTTAATTAAACTTTGTGAAGATTCGGGACCACGTGACTTCCCTTTGGCGAACTGACGTTCAATAAATTTTTCATTATAAATATTAGTAGGTTTGTTGATATCAGGTGTATTGGTAAGGTATGCAAATATTCCACACATTCTTTGCTTTTAAAGTTCTCGTTCTTTTAAGTAATTTTCAATTTGTTGTGAATACTTTTCTTTAATTGAATAATTATCGATGTCATTGTAAAGAACATGGAGATTTGTATCGAAAGATACATTTATGCCTAAATCGTTTTTTCGGAGTATTTTTCTTGAATTATATACTTCTTCAGATTGGTAGATATAATGGGCTATATATGCAGACACATTTTGGTAATCATCTGTAATTTCTACAAATGGAATACTATCAATTTGTTCTTTTTTTACATTGTATGCTTTTCCATGAATATCGTATGTATGTGGTGTACGTACCAGAGTTACATGTTTAGGACGAACAAATGATTTGACATGTTTATCTAATCTACGTTCACATTTTGTAAAATTTGAAATAATAAGTCCATCAGGTTGTTTTAGTAAATTATTTGTTCCAAACATTAACCAATTAATACTTATTAAATCAGCAAAAGAGTATTCATCTAAAAAAGAAGTGACGTCTTTGTTTAGAATTAAAAATTCATCTGCGTCAAGATAAAGCATCCATTCTGCATTTATTGATTTTGATATAGTTAAAGCATATTTAATACATTCAAATTTTATTCTCGATTCGTCTACATCAATTCTAAGAACACAAATACGAGAATCAAAATTAAAAAGTTCTTCAATTATTGGTTTTTTTGATAAATGGTCGAAAATATAAATACAATCAAATCCCAACAAAAGATGATGGGCGCACCATTCCTTTATACTCAGTTCATCTCGTGCATTTGTAAAAAGTACTTTTTTCTTTTGAACGGGGTTGAATGTATGGAATTGTAATTCGTTATCCGTTTTATTTTCTTTAAGTCCTTGTGTTATGAAATGAGAATATGCACCTCTTGGTTTTAATCCTGGATAATTTGAAATGTATCGATTAATATTAAACATTTTAATTATACTTTTATTTAAAGGTTTTATTTTAAACGTTTTATTTTAAATTTTATTATAATAACACATTGTTTTATTTATCCATACCCATTTATCGGGGTGAAGGTTTTTTATACCAACAATATATTCTCCATCATGTGTCGTTGTATTATTCCACAGAACGCCTTTTGCAAGGGATATATCGACTAAAAACATTGCGGTATCGATTCTTTCAATTGCAACGTTATCTCCACCAGCAATTCTTTTTGGTTTTTGTTGATTAAATGTATAAAATTTCCCAGGTTCGATAATATCCATAAGTTGATAAAAATTTGGATGGATGATATTGTCGTCATCTAAAAAATAAACAAATCCAGATTTAACAAATTGCAAAGCGTAATTTCGTTGGGCCGTTCCCTTTATTGAATCTTTGTCTGTATGGATATGTTCTTGTATTTGGGGATGATTTAATTCTTGAATTTTATTTACACATTTTCCATCGTATACAATTATCCAATTAATGTGTTGAAAATTAATACTTTGTTGGATTGTTTTTATATTTTCTGGCCGAGAACATGGAGTGATAATTGTAATTTTTTGTTCCATGATAATAAATAATTTATTTAATTAACTTTAAATGAACTTTAATTGGGAACAATACATTCAAAATTACCCGGACCTTTCGGGCTTTACTCGGGAAAAGGCGATTCGGCATTATAACCGTTTTGGCAAATTTGAAGGACGCAGTGATAAAATTATTTACCAAGAAAGTAAAATTATTTCACAAGAAAGTAAAAATTTATTTGATATAGTCATTCCACTTGGACCAAATGATATATCTTTTATAGAACACATTGTCCTTCATTGTAAAAATAACATCATTGACTATAGAAACATTTATATCATAACAAAAGACAATAATATACCAACCGATTGTATTTTTATCGATGAAAACAGTTTTCCATTTAAACTTGAAGATTTTAATAGTTTAAACAATCGTAAAAACTGGTACCTCCAACAACTTTTAAAACTGTATGCGTGGACGATACCCGGTATATTGGATAACTATCTTGTAATTGACGCAGATACATATTTTTTAAAACCAACGACCTTTATGGAAAATGATTTATTTTTATTCAATACCTCTGGTGAATTTCATACACCTTATTTCACTCACATGAAAAAGCTCCATCCAACTTTAATAAGAAAACTAGATTGTAGTGGTATATGTCACCATATGATTTTTAATAAAAGTTATATAAATGAGTTATTTGAACTTGTTTCACAATATCATAATTGTGAATTTTGGAAAGCATTTTTGAAATGTGTAGAACCATCTGAAAGTTCTGGAGCAGCAGAATATGAAATTTATTTTAATTTTATGTTAATATATCACCCTGAATCCATAAAAATTAGAAATCTAAATTGGGCTAATTTGCGAAGTTATTCTATTGGAAATTATGACTATATATCTATACATTGGTATTCACGCCAAGTGTAATTCAATGGATAATCTTTTAGGTCTTCCCATTTATCAAGAAGTATCATATGGACTTTGTCTTTCATTATTTCAGTCCATTTGTTTTTTACACAAATTGGTATTACTTTAAGATACACACATTCCCAAAACCGGTGAGTATCGAGTCCATTTCCTTCAACACAAATACAAAATCGGTATTTTGCAAGTGTATCTATATATTCTTGGTATTCTTTATTTTCTACCCATGGTATAAAATTGAGTATATCCCGTAATCCCACTCTTTTTGGTGTTGTGATGTTAAAATTTAAAAAAATACCCATTGTTTTTTCAACACAATCCATTGATTTTTCAATACACTTCATTTTATCCCCAAGAATTTTGGAGTTTCCATGTTTCCAACTACTGTTTGCTTGGCCTATCGGAAGCGTTATCACTTCTTTTACTGTATTGTTTTGTGAATATATTTGTTTTACAAAGGGTACTTTTTTTAGTGTTTGGTACATTTCTTCGGTAAAGTTTTCATCTGAATTGTGAAAATAAATATCAAATGGAAACTCTATTCCATGAAGTAAATCCATAAACTCGAACATACGATGGGTATAACAAAATATTTTACATTCTTTTTTTACATCAGAAGAAAACTTTAACCACTTTTCAGGAAATTTATGAACTTCCAGTTTTATAAGTGGATTAGAGTTAATATCGTATAGTGTTCCGATAAAATAATCACAACGAAGCTGGATTTTTTCACCAGAAATAATACCGTTATTAAAATCAGGGAGTACACTGTCTGTTCTATTTTCTTTTTTACCAAAACGGTTATAATGCCGAATCGCCTTTTCACGCGTAAAGCCCGAAAGGTCCGGGTAATTTTGAATGTATTGTTCCCAATTAAAAGTTTTCATTTACGTTAGTAATTATTTTAAAAAAAATAATATTAACGTAAATGTCTTATCTATAATCCATTTTTATACACGAAATTAAAGAACCTATAAAAACAATTTTTGAACTAGGAAGTCGAGATTTATTGGATGCTATAAAATTATCCAAACATTACAATTGCAAAGTATATGCATTTGAATGTAACCCAGATTGTTTAATTGAATGTAAAAAAAACCAAAGTGAAAATGTTATTTTAGTTGAAAAGGCGATTAGTTTGGAAGATGGACCTGTAAAATTTTATCCATTTGACTTAAATTTATACAACAACATGGGAAGTAGCAGTATGTTAAAAATTGATTTTTCTACAAGAAACCCGAATGACCCCGATTACAATCGACCAAATCCACAAAAAGAAATCACAGTTCAAGCAACTCGACTTGATACATTTGTGGATTTAACAGTTTTACCTGAGTTAATTTGTATCGATTTACAAGGATATGAATTAAATGCATTAAAAAGTATGGGTGATAAATTAAGAAATGTGAAATACATAATTACCGAATGTTCTATACAATCTACTTATATTAATGGTTCAACATTTGAAGAATTATATAATTATCTTAAGATGTATGGATTTGAATATAAAGTTAGTAATTTGTTTAATTACAGCTTTCCAAATTTAAAATTAAAAGGTTTTACAGAATTTGATGCTCTTTTTATAAATACTTTATAAGTGTTTGTTCTTTTGGAGAATCTCCCTGAAAATTAGACAGTCTTTTTGAATGAATATGGAGACCTGCAATTTTATAAAAACGGTCTTCGACTTTTATCATTGGAACAAATAATTCATTTTCCTTCACCCAATGAAATGTGTATTTTGAAAAATCGATGATACAGGTTTCATTTACAAATCCAGGTATTCCTCCATTTTTATGGATTGTGTCTATACCTCCAAGATATTGTCCTATGGCAGCTGCATCAAATATCATTTCAAATGTGTCAAAATACTCCGAATTAAAATGAATTGGAAAACTTTTGACTGAATCGTTGGAATTGTGAAATTTTGCCATATTTTCCATATCGTTTTTAGAAAAATCATAATTATTTATCAAAGGTTCTAAATTTGAATAATTATGAATAAATACTATTCCAGGTATACATCTGTTTGGAGAATCCATGGTTAGCCAAAGAAATTCGCTTTCTTTTAAATTTTTTGTTGAAAAATAAATGGTATAGTCATTTTCTATATGGATACAATTTGTTCGGTTGTACTTTTTCATATAACTGTAAAGTAAAAATAATCGTTTCGAACAATTAGCCCAAAACCCTTCTGGTAATTTATTGTTTTTGTCAAACGTATTTGTTTCTATGTCAGCTGTAGAAACAACGTTAATTTCCTTGAATTTATCAATTAAATGGGGGTCTGTTATAACTGTTATGTTTTCATTTCCAAATAATTTCAAGTTTCGAATATTGTCAAGAATGTATTCCTGAAAAATTCCAATATCTATTAATATAATTTCCATAATTAAAAAGTTATATAAATATAACTATAAATTTTATTTTAATTTATAATGATTTATCTGATAATAACATCGAGTATAAATAACAAAGTTGGAATTGTAAATGAAAATCATAGGAAAGTGACCTATATAAATAGCATATCCAAAGCATTAAATTTATTACCAGCAGAAATAAAACCCATTATTGTGGAAAACAACGGAAATCGTAAAACATTTCTTGATGATTTTAACTGTGATATACTTTATACAGATAACAATAAGCTTTCATGCGCCCATAAAGGTGTAAATGAACTTTATGATATAAAAGAAGTGATAAATAAGTACAATATCTCTGATGAAGATACTATAATCAAATTAACTGGAAGGTATTTTCCCAGTAATAATTCTTTTTTTAATTTAGTTCTGTCAAATCCAGATAAAGATGCACTGTTGTCATTTTTCAATGTATGTACTTTGAAGTATATGGAAAATGATTGTGTACTTGGAATGTTTGCTATAAAATGTAAATATTTAAAGATGTTTGAATACCTTTGTAAGGAATCACCTGAAGTAGAGTTTGCTACATTTGTAAGAAAGAACCTTAATTTTATGGAGGTTGAAAAATTACATTTAACTTGTTGTTTTGCCGATAATTTACGAATTTTAAATGTTTAATTAAATTAAACAAATGTATACAGTCGTTATAGCAAGATACAACGAAAATTTACATTGGGCTGATTTTATTGAAAACAAAGTGATTTATAATAAAGGAGAACCTATTCCAGATACAATCCAATTAAAAAATATAGGAAGAGAAGGTGAAACTTTTTTGTATCATATAGTACACAATTATCACAATTTACCTGATTATCTTGTTTTACTACAAGGAAATCCATTCCAACATACATTTAAACATGTTAATTATCTAAATCTTAATTTAATTAAAAATTTAAGACCAAAAACAATAGAACCATTTTTTACAGACTACCATACCGAACCACTTGACGTATACAAATGTTTAAAAACAAATGAATTTTTAGAATTTTTAAATTTGCAACCTGAAAAAGAACGTGTTTTTGCACCAGGGTGTCAATACATCATTCCTAAAGAAAATATACTCAAACGCCCACTCGAATTTTATAAAAAAATACACTCAATGCTTTTAAACAATACAATAATCACCAATGAAGAAGCTCATTACAGTGATTATCCAGTTAATGAAACAACACTTAATCCATGGACTTTTGAAAGAATATTTAAATATTTATTTTCTTAACTTCTGGGTCTTCTTCTGTGAATTTCATTAAAAGAAGATGTTTATAAAAGATATTTTTATCGTAATCTAAAAGTACAAAGTTATATTTAAGAAGAGGATATTTTTCTTTTATTGTGTTCCCCAATAAAAAGATATCTTCTTCTTTTGTATTTGGTCTTGTTAATATAAAATGAATAAATTTATCGGAACTGAGATATTCTTTTATATTTTGAATTCTTCGAGTATACCTTAAAATAAATTCTTTAAAATTATCCATAATGTAATGTTTTTTTCCATGTTTCCAGTTTTGTGTAATATACAAATTTGCATGGCCCGGGCTTTCATGATTAAAAATAAATTTATAACGATTATTGTATATTACAATATCCCCTTTCCCATTTGTATTTAAGTATGTACTTTCTTTTGGTATTCGAATGAGTTCGATGTATTCTAAATTAACTATACCTTCAAAATCATTTTTTATACATTCTACAATACCTGGATAATTTGTTATCATTTCATCAAATACACATGTTTTATACCCATTTTGTTTAGTAGAACGTATACCATTTGTTACTCCATAACTTGCACTGTCACAATTCCATCCCAATGAAATTGATTCCTCCATTGTTTTAGTAATTTATTTTATTCCATTCTGGAAAAACAAAAATATCTCCATGCCACAGTTTTTTTATTTCTGGAAAATAAACAGTACTTTCAAAACTAAAAGCACCTATGTACCACGAAAATGTACCAAGTGAAAGAACTATTTTCTTACATGAACTTCCAAATTTAATTGTATCGACTTCATCGGAACTAAAAATAAATAACTTGTATTTATTTATCAAATTTTGACAAATTGGGTGTGTTATCGTATCACTTGATATATACCCTTTATCAAAATTAATTGAAGAAAGTGCTTTATCGTAATATTCGAATGGCTGGTTAAGATTATTTGTTATATCTCCTAATCTCACATGAATAAAAACATTATTATTATCGTAAGTGTATGGATTTAAATTCATAATATTTTCACGATATTCATTTATTTTGTTTTTTATAAATCGTGCCGTTTGAGGTGTTTGGAAAAATCCATGGATAAGTATATTTTTTTCAATTTTGGGATTTTCTAAATAAAAATCAACATTAGAATCTGAAATTGTATGTAATTCGGTGTAAATGGTTGTTCCTTCTGTAAAAAGCGGTATCCCTAAACTCGTTATTTCATTAAAATTTTCATAACTAATCGGTAAATCATTTATTCTTGCTAAATAATCAACGATGTATGTAAAAAAAAGTAAATTTCCAAATCTATATCTGCCTACAGGATTAAGAGTTTTAACACCTGTCATATAAACTATATTAAATTTAATTTTTCGACCTTCTCTTCGACCATAACAATCATAATGTTTAATTACCTTTTCTTTTGTTTTTATACCTGCATTCTTTACATCTTGGTGTGTATTTATATATTCATTCTCATCAATTAAAAATAAAAAATCCATTTATTATTAACATTTTATTTTTAATTTACAATTTATTTCTTACTGCGACGTCCTCGCTTGGGTTTAACTTGTTCTGGGGATGGTGTTTCACCTATTGTTATCTCCGATTCAACTGTAACATCATCGCCTTCTTCGGATTCACCTTCTGCTCCGGGTGATTCTGGTTCAACTGGTTCTTCAGCGGGTGCTTCAGCAGGTACTTCAGAGGGTACTTCAGCGGGTACTTCAGCGGGTACTTCAGCGGGTACTTCAGCGGGTACTTCAGCGGGTACTTCTACGGGTACTTCAGAGGGTACTTCAGCGGGTACTTCGGTTTCAACCGGTGCTTCAGCTGGTATTTCAGCGGGTACTTCAGAGGGTACTTCAGCGGGTACTTCAGAGGGTACTTCAGTGGGTACTTCGGTTTCAACCGGTGCTTCAGCTGGTATTTCAGCGGGTACTTCGGTTTCAACTGGTGCTTCAGCTGGTACTTCAGCTGGTGATTCGGCTGGTACTTCAACTGGTACTTCATCTGGTACTTCAACTGGTGCCTCTGCAGGTGTTTCAACTGGTGCTTCAGCGGGTACTTCGACGGGTACCTCTGCGGGTACTTCGACGGATACTTCAGTGGGTACTTCGGTTTCAACTGGTGCCTCTGCAGGTACTTCAACTGGTACTTCAGCGGGTACTTCGGTTTCAACTGGTACCTCTGCGGGTACTTCAGCGGGTACCTCTGCAGGTGTTTCAACAGGTTCTTGGATTTCAACTACAATTTCGGGCTCAGCTTCAGGAATAAAACAACACACTCGTCCTTCGCGTTTACCATGGCGGGTGTAGTGTCTCCATGCCTTTTCAAATGTATTAATACCAGCTGCTTTGAGGTCCTGGTATTTCTCTACATAAAACGTCCAATCAAAGATTTTCATGTCGTTATCCATAATTTGGTACTCATTTGTTTTATTTTTTTTACAGGATTTTTACAAATAAAAAAAAACCTAAGGAAACAAAGGATATAAAATTAAAAACAAAATGCCTCGCCAAGCACCAACTTGTAACATATGCGTCGAAAATTTAAATCAGAGTACTCGTAAGGTAATCACCTGCGTTTACTGCGATTTTGATGTATGTCGTACATGTTTTCAAAAATATACAATTGAGACCTCTTTGGACCCTCATTGTATGAGCTGCAAGAAGACCTTTAGTTATGATTTTCTTAGTAATAACTGCACCAGTGTTTTTATTACCAAAGAATTGAAGTCTCACCGTGAAGACATACTGTTCGACCGTGAGAAGTCTCTTTTGCCTGAAACCCAGCCGCATGTCATTGTTGAGTTGGAGAAAAGGAATCTTAAGAAACAAATTGATAGTTTCCATGAGCGGATATTTGAACTTCGTAGACAAGAACGGATACTTAATAATCAAATTAACGATTTGACTTTTAATATGAATCGTTTGAATGTTAATAATGTTGGTGAAGGTACTACTGTTGAAGAGCGTAAGAAGTTTATTCGAAAATGTCCTATGGGAGATTGTCGTGGATTTCTTAGTACTCAATGGAAGTGTGGTAGTTGTGAAAAACGTATTTGCAATCGTTGTAATGAAGAAAAAGTCACGGGACCTGATGGGACCGAACATCGTTGTCTTCCCGAAAACGTAGCAAGTATGGAGCTTCTTAACAAGGACACCAAGCCTTGTCCGAACTGCGGAACTATGATATTTCGTATTTCGGGTTGTTCCCAGATGTTTTGTACTGATTGCCACACTCCATGGGATTGGAATACAGAACGGGTCGTTACTGGTGTTATCCACAACCCCCATTACTACGAGCTTGTAAACCGCAATGGTACAGGTGCTCGTAATCACGCCGATATTCCATGCGGGGGTCTTCCTGATGGATATGATATGAGGAACATGATGTCAAGACTGTTTAATAACAATCCACCTCAGTATATATTCAACATTTATCAGTGTGTTATGCATATTCAACATCATGAGCTTCGTAACCATATCGTCGAAGACGTTGTAGTAACGAACCGTTCTTTGCGTATTAAGTATCTTTTGAATGAAATAACTGATGCCGGGTTCAAAGCTGTTCTTCAACAAGCTGAAAAGAAACGGCAGAAGGCCATAGCGTTTCGCAATATCTACCAAATGTTTGTTGATGTAGCTTCTGATATTTTTAGACAAATGTACGTCAGTTACAGTGAAAATCGCCTGAGGACTCCTGGTGTAGCTATTGAATTTGTTCGTTCGAATGTTATTATTCTTAATAATCTTGTCGAGTACTTCAATGAAAACTTGCAAAAGATAGGTAAAATGTATAAGTGCGTTTATCCTGGAATCACTCCCGAACGTATATTTACAAACAATCTAGCCAGTTACAAGGCGAGACAAGCACCACAAGTTGAAATTCACCACATTAATTAATAATTTATCCATAAAGTCCTTTGGGAATAAATAAAAGGCATTTAAAGTATTGTTTTGTTTAAAGATAAAAATGTTTACCTTTTCCGATGCCGGTAAAATTTTATTAAACGCACTTTATTCCTTTATTAATTATAATACTACCTTTAAAGTAAAGCGTCTCCACCAAGATGCCAAAGTTCCCCAAAAAGCAGACAGTGGATGTGCCGGGTATGATATCTTTAGTGTCGACCAAATTAAACTGGCTCCAGGAGAACGATCCCTTGTTGCTACAGGTATCAGTACCGAAATCTCCAAAGAATACTACCTCAGGGTAGCCCCGCGAAGCGGTTTGGCCGTTAAGGGAATTGATATTGGTGCCGGTGTCGTTGATAGCAGTTATCGCGGTGAAATCAAGGTTCTTGTTATTAATAACAGTGGTTCGGATTATCTTGTTGAATTTGGTTCAAAGATAGCACAGCTTGTTCTCGAACGTTGCGGTGATGCACCGGTACAGGTAGTTGATATTCTTTCGGAAACGGAACGTGGATATGGAGGATTTGGTTCTACGGGAAAATAAAATAAAGGTGACAGTTAAATGAATTTTCTTTTATTGGTTGTTTTACTAAGTTTGGTCGAATTTATAGGAGATACGAATCTCAAAATATAAGGTATTTTAAAAATTTACTAATTGGTATAATTTCATATATTTTAATTGTTAAATTATACATTGAAGCACTTAAACAAAGTAATTTGATTTTTACAAATGCTATGTGGGATGCTATATCAACGATAATAACAACGGGGTTAGCTATTTTCATACTTCATGAACGACTTACAAATTGGCAACAGTGGGCTGGTCTTATAACTGTAGTCATTGGTATTTTGTTATTAAATTATGGAAAAAAACCAATTTAAATAAAAGAAAGCTTTAAAATAAAAGACAATGTTTGTAAAAACATTAACCTTTGGTAATTACAAGTATCGCATTTTTTATAAATCCAAAGCAATGAGTTGTAAATATCCCAAAGAAACGGTTTCCCCAAGAATACGGTCTCCAAGTAGATTCTGGGTTAATAATAAAAACGAAACAGTTCGTGAAATAATTTATCCAGCCGACCTTTGGTTTAAACCAATTGAACCCGATGACCCAGTTGAAAATTTTATTTTAAATATTTCTTTTGAGCTTGATTACACTAAAATTGAAATTGAAAAAAAAATCACTTAAAAAGATGTGCGTTAATAACTCAAACAAACATGGAAACCGTGTTTATCAATTTACTTACTCCCGAGTTGGTGAAAATTACCAAAAATAAAAATAAACTAATTTCTTATGGGAATTTTTTTGATATCAAATTAGTTTATTCGTTGGCATGGATTTATAAATACTACTTTGAAGAATCTGTTCTTTTATTTTTACCAAGGTGTATAAATATAACAGAATCATTGGAACAATTCAACGAACTTGTTGGTGATTACCCGTTACTTCAAGAAGAAATAACTCATTGTACTCTTGAAACACTTGAAAATACATCTTCAGTTAAAGTTGTCATTTATGGATTTGGTGACCTGATTTTCAATGAACTATCCATTTTAAATAAACGCCGTGTTAATAGCCGTTTGAAAGCTTTAAAGTGTAAAGTCCACATTCTGAGTTATACTTCATTAAAGATACTTGACCTCGTTGCACTTGATTCATTTGAATTGAATTTTAAAGAGTCTTTTCCAAAATTTCAATTTGAATATATAGACTTTTTGGATTCCGAACAAGAAATATTCGATGAAAATTTAATTGCTTTTGCAGATTTTATTTCGGAAAATGAAGCTGAATCAATTTACATTTCCTTGAATATCCATGTTTCTAAAATTCTTACATTGGAAAAATTACTCAAAGAACGCAATGTCAATGTATCGAGAAAAGAAAGCGCCAATGGTGTTGTTATTAATTCACAAAAAATAATTAACAGTTCCTTTTTAAAATACAAGTACCAGCTTTATATCTTTATTACCCAGGATTTTGAATATCCACTGGACTTTTTGTTTTATCTGAAAGAAATTCACAACGAAGCCGTTGTTTACATCGATTCGTCAAAAATAAAGAATATTAATTCGGTATTAAAAAGGATAACAACTGAAGATTTTCCAGAACGAACGGTTGTAAAAGATTCCAAAGAATACCCGACTTACAATGAATTAATAAAAGAAATATCTGGTGAAGCTTTGGTTGTTTCCGAAAGCTATTATCTCTTCGAAGCACCGGAATCATTACAAAAACTAAATCTCAGTAATCTTGCAAAGAAGGATTACGACCTTATCAGAAATTTTGTTAAACTAAAATTAAATACAAAACTTGACAATTTAAAAACTTGTCAATTGAGCGCTCCATGTAGTCCGAAAGACCGTTCAAAAAAATTAAACAGTCTTTCTAACAAAATAAGTAGTTCCGATTATCGATGTGACATTACATGTGAAATATTTAAGGACTATACTATAGGTGTAGTGTTATGGAATGATACATTTTCAAATAGAAAATCTATAAGTGTTTTAAAGAACCAGACATTTGTTTATCAGACAACATCTGGTAAGTGGAAATATACCAGTGTAACGTAAAAAGTTTTAAAACTTTTAATGGATATCAGTTGCCAACTCAAATTAACCAAAAGCTTTAAATTTCCTTGAAGGCTCATCGTAAAACCCAAGGTCATCAGCATTGGGAAAGTTCCAAAAAATCTAAAGATAATTTGAATCGTTTGGAGATAGAGAACGGCCAAATTATAAATTACTTGAAAAAAAGTAAAATCATTTTTTTTAATTTATACAGTACATTTTTACTTTGTGTTTCATAGAAAGAAAACCATCGAAGTTCGCTTTTTTCTTTGAAATGTTTTTCATTTAAAATTTGTTTGTTTATATAAAACTGTAAAAAATCGACATAAGCCGGAAATTCTACAAACCAAATATAAACTGTTTTTCCAGTTGATGTTTTTTCTATAATCGGTTCAATTAAAGTTAATTGTTTTTCTATATATCCATTTGCATTGGTAAATATCGTTGCCGTTTCTTCATGGAATTCTCTAATTGCTGTTTTTCTTGGTGTTTCTCCTGGTTCAGAACCTCCAACAAAACCAGACCATTTGTTGTTACTTGTTTCCTTACCCAATAAAAAATAAGTGTACCCATTTGAAATAGTGTATGGAACTATCCCCGCAGCAAAAGAACTATTCATCATTTTAATACTTTTAAAGATATTAAATTAATATTATTAACTTTAAATAATGGAAAATTGTCCTAAAAGTTCTTACAATGTTTCTCGATTAAAACGCTCAGCCAAAGAAAATATAAAACTAGCTTCCATGAATGAAGGTACCCACGGGCCCTTTTATACTGTATATGGGTCAACTGGAACAATGTATAAAATAGAATGCCATCCTAAAATGAGTTGTACGTGTATTGATTTTAAAAAGAACAATAGATACTGCAAACACATCTATTTTATATTTTTAAATGTATACAAAACAATACCTAAGTTAGATAAAAATTATAATTTAGAAGAACTTAAAGAACTTCATACGAATTTTTTTAGCCATCCGAGTGTTGAAATCAGAGACTCCGACGAACCATGTTCTATTTGTTTTGATGAAATAGTTTCACCTTTTGTTTGTAAAGTTTGTAAACATGGATTTCACAAACAGTGTATCAATGAAATGAGCCGATTTTCTGGAAAGTCGAATTGTCCGCTGTGTCGTTCCAATTTAAATGAAAATATTTTAGATGACCTTATTAAACAAGTTGAAATGTTATAAAAAAATACCTTTTTAATGTTAAATGAAAAAGGTTTTTAAAAAAGAAATTCCAGATTCCGAATTCCATGGAAAGGGAAAAAACTTTGACGAATCTTATTACAAATTTATTATTGATAAAAACAGTGATGGATACTACGAAGAAAATGGTGTTAGCAAAGTTTTATTTAAGTTTCGAAAAAACGCAATAACTCCAAAGTATTCTGATATAGCAATCAAAAGTTTCCTTGAACTTTCCAAAAAGAAACATTCCAACCGAGGATTGGCTGCTGGAATACCCAAAGGACAATCAAATGCTCGTCACACAACTGAATCGGGACAAAGTGAAGGAAGTTATATTGCAAGTAACATATCAGGATATTTTGACCGTCCACTACGCGAACATCGTGGAATACTTGGAACTATCCGTGCTTGTCGTACAACTGCTTTTACTTTGAATAACATAGACCTTTGGAATGAAGGTCTTCGATTTATTCAACGGTGTTCGAAACTTTACCGTCGATGGGGTGGAAGTTATTATACGGCCCAAGAAGCAGAATACAATCAGATAAAGCCACAAATCAAGATACCCAAAACAGTATTTACAACGGTAACGTCAAATTACAATTGGCGTACTGCGTGTCACCAAGATGCTGGAGATTATTCAGGTGGATTGGGAAATCTAGTTGTAGTTGGTGAAAACTTTGAAGGTGGGTATCTTGGATTTCCGCAGTTCAAGGTTTTGATAAAAATTAAGCCAGGTGATTTTTTGTTGATGGACGTCCATCAATGGCATTGCAATACCTATATTAGAATTAAGGAAAATGGATATCGATTATCATTTGTGTTTTATATTCGAGAAGACTCTAAGCTTTGTAAAACAAAAAAGAAAATTGGTGAAACAATTTATTTAATTTGAACTTCGTTAAAATTTTTAATTTCTTTTCCATACTTCATAAAAAAAATCATAACAAGGTTGCCATCCACCCGCTTCTACATAGTCTCTATAAAACCCATTTTCTTTTAAGACGGTATCTACATATATCTTTTCAGATATATTTAAATAATCGTTTTCCATAATTATCAAGTTGATACCGTTAAGAATTTCAGGCATATCAATTAAAATATAATAAAAAGCTGCTTCACAATCAAGAACAAGTGTATCAAAATCAATAGGATACTTGGCTTTTAGTTCACTTAATGTAATGGAATTAACTTCAATAAAATTTTTATCTGAATATTGTTCGTACGGAACAGTAACACCTCCTTCTTCCTTTTGAACTATTTTTCTAAGTGAAAGTGCAGAATTTTCAATAAAAAAGTTAACATTATTTAAATCTATATTTTCTTGTAATTGTTTAAAAACATTTTTATTACATTCCAATGTTACCAAAGTATTTGTTATGGAAGCAATTATTAATGAATTCCTTCCAAAGTGTCCTCCGATTTCCAAAACCTTTTCATTTCCAGTGAGATACCTAACAGCCATCAATTGTTCTGGAACTTCTTCATTAAATGAACCATGTTTTAATTTTAGATTTGATTTTATAGTATTCCATTTGTTAACGATTTCTTCCATTAATAATTAATAAATAAACCAATTGGAGCAAGGTATCCCGAGATACCTAAAAAACTTATATTATTAAAGCTTACACCTTTAAGTAAATTATGTTCGATGTATCCATACATTATAACGTTATTTAATCTTTCCATAATTAATTCAATTTTACTTGATGGAAATCCAAATAACGATGTTACACAGCATTTTCCATTGCTTTGTGTTACTTCTCTGGCATTAATTTCATTTTTATCAAATAATTCAAGTTTAAACTTTTCATTTAAAAAATATCTTCCCGATATTTTAAAAAAGAAAGTATCAGGTGGAAAATTAGTTGAACTTAAAAACATTTTTAAATAACTAGCTTCACCAACACTTTTGTTATAGTAAAATCCATCAGGTGGTTCAAAATACATCATTGTTACATCGTCAAATAAAATATTTTTAGAAGTTTCCAAAACTATTATTTTAGCATTTGGAACAAATCTTTTAATACTTTGAATTGTTATTTTAGTTTGGGAATATCGTTCTTCAGGAGTATAAACCGATAAGTTTTTCACATTAACAACAGATGTTACTATGAAAATAATATTATTCATTTAAAATTTATTTTATTTAATTTAAAATAAATTAACGACTTTTAAAATTATATTATCGGAATTATTTGTATCCAATGGTATATCCATAATTTTAAATTCAAGATATGGAAATTTCATTTCCCACAATTTTACTTGTTTTTCAAATAACGATAATTCATTTCTATGGATATCTTCAATAATATAATACCCATTCTTTTTTAATTTATGTATACTATTTTCAAAAAAACATACATTTGCTTCGAATGTGTGTAAACCATCTTCAATAATTATATCAAATTGTTCGGGTATACAATCCCACATATTTTTAATAATTTCTTTATCTGTTTGGTTACAATAAAAAGTTTTAATTCTATTTGATTCAAAAAGTATATTTTTATCTATATCGGCTCCATAAATCATTGCATTGGGAAAATACTCTCTCCAAGCGTACAACGAAGCTCCTGGTTTTCCATTTATACCCATATTACTTGGTACGTTTATATTGTTACTTCCAATACCAAGTTCAAATATACTCAACTTTTCGTGTCGTTTAAATAAAGTTTCATAAAGAAGAGTATAATTGTGATGTCCGTTTCCTTTATCACTTCCATATTTATTCATGATAGTTGTCAAATTATCTTTCTGGAAATAATTCAATCCTTCGGGCCATTTATCTTTTGAATAATACAGTTCAAATAATTCAGGATTTTTATGATAACATCTCAGAAGAATGTGTTGGTCGTCATCTGAAATTCCTAGTTTATGGAGTTCATCAACTGAGTTGTGATAAAGTTCTTGAAATTCATGGACTTTATTTACCGGAAGTCCATAAAACGTTCCAGTAAATATTTCAGGTGCATATTTAAGAGTATAATAGGGCTCATAGTCAATAAGTTCATTTCTTAGAAATGTGTTAATTTTATTTGTATTAAATTTTGAAATGTCAAGTGTATCTGTTGGAAATAAAGAAACATCGTTATGGAGAATTGCTTTGTGATATCCAAAATCCGACCAACATACAAAATCTGTTTTTATAAAAGGAAGAGCAAATGAAAGAAAATCTATTTTTGCATGATTTATACAATTGTATTCAGGATAAATATTTTCAGGGTGTCCGAGACTTATTCGTTCTTTTAGAAAATTTTTGTATATATCGGAATTTATAATTGAACGGTCTTTTTCAATATTTTTCCATGCATGGATATTTTCATTTAAAAAATTTGAATCGATTACAATAAATGTTTTATTTTTATAATAAGAAACCCCGTTTGTTTTAAGCCCCGAAGGGAGTATATTTAATTCTGTTATACAATTAATATACAATGAATCAATAAATATAACCATTGTGTAATCTAATAAAAGGTAATTTAAAAATGAATCAATATACTCTTTTGATGTTCGACTATATTTATACCAATTAGAACGATTTATATCAAAAAAAGCAGTAACAATTGTAACTTCGTTTTTAATTTCGTTTTTAACTTCATTTTTATTCAAAAATACTTTATTAAAATTTTCCATAACTTTTTCTGGTGTGTACTCACTATAAGCATTCCAATATCCGACAAATCGTTCTTTTGAAGAATTTAAGATTTGTTTTAGACTTTCTTTTGAAGTATAAATTATAGCTTTTTCACCAAGTAATTCGAGGTGGGCGTTATCAACCAAACTCCGTGATGTTATTACTGGTTTATTACAACTTGAAAACTCAGCTATACTTAACCCAAACGTTTCTCCTTCCGTTCGTGCATGTATCATTGCGTCACAAGAGTTTATAAACTTAACTTTATCTTTAAGGTCAATAATTGGTTCAAGATAAATTATTCTTGGGTGATTGTAAAATGGTTTTGTATTTGCAAATAGAAAATAAATATCTTCACGTTCTGAAAGAATTTCTTTTATTGCTTCATATACGAATGGTATATTGAATTCATCGAATCCACCATACCTTCCAAAAACAATTCCGTTGAAATGTTTAAGTTTTTCTGAAGTTTTTGGTAAATTAACCATGTGAGGAATACATGGAAGACCATTTTGACCTTTTACCCATGGACTGATTGTTGCAAGTATTTCATTTGGGTCTGGTTGTATTTCTTTTATTTGAAAAACGATATGCGATAAATTTTTAAATCGCGTTAGTTCATATTTTTCATTTGTTGCTTTTATATTGTAAAAATAATCGAGTTGGTAATTGTTAATTTCATCAAATGAATTATAGCCTATAACTTCAAATTCTTTTTTAAATTTTTCAATTGCGATATGATTTGAATTGATATCATAAAAAATAATACTTCGGTAGCCATTTATTTTTTGATTAAAGTACGCATAGTCAAACATAGCAACAGTTGTCCCTCTTTCTCCTAAATACCCACCTGCATGAAAGCCGATAACTTTAACGGTCTTTATTAAGAATTCCTTGTTTGGTGGAAGGTAATCGTTCAAATGAATTGGAATTTTGGTAATTTTTTCTCCAGGACGTAAAAATAAATCCAAACCATTTTCCATACGAGACTTTATTAAATTTGTTTCTGTAAACTCGGTAGTATTGTATTCTTGGTGACTAAAATTTTCAATTTTGTTACTGATAAATTCGGGTGTTCCAAAATAACTTAGGTGCCACCCTCCATGTTTAATAAAATTAAAACTTTTCCATCGAATTTGGTCTATACTTAATCCTGAAAGTACGTAACTACGATAATCTGTAATTTTAGAATAATACCAATTTCCTTTTCTTGATTCAAGATTATAATAATAAAAATCCTGTTCGAGTGCATAAATATCTTCAAACTGAAAAGTTTGGAGTAATTTAAGTGTATTGGGGTCTGGTATTTCATCGACATCCGAAAAAATAAGGATATCGTGATTGGTAAGTTTTAATTGGTCGAGTCCACGTTGAATACAATTACGTTGAAACTTTTCATTTTTCCATACTTGTTCTTTGGTTGGCTCGATAAATGGAAAATCATCAACAACGATGTGAATGATACGTTCTTTGAACTTTTCTTTTTCAAAATACAACTTTTTAGGTTTACCCGTAAATGTACGAGTTGATTCGACAATAACGAATGTATCGACTACATTTTGAAGTGTATTTAAACGGTAATTCAACAGGTCAATTTCATTGTAAAAAATAAAACAATCAATAATTTTTCGTTTTGAAAATTTAATATTCAAACATTCATTTAATAATGAAATATATCGTTCTTTGTAATTTCCAACAACATTTCGTTTAAGTCCATCAAATTGTAAATAGCTCAAATTAATTTCAGAAGACTTAGCATAATAAATAATGCTATCAACTACATTACCCAATTTAAATCCACACCGTTCCATACTTTCTGGATAAAGTGTTGATTTATGGACTGCTGATTCCAAACAAATATAATCATGTTCGGATAATTCTTCCTGGTCGTTAATAGCTTCTTGAAGTTCGGATGTTATCCAAGGTATATTCATACAATTTTCAGGAAAAGGTGTTGTAATTATAATATAGTCCGATATCCGCAAAAGTTCAGAAAGAGCATTATAAACTTGATCGATGTAAAGATGTTCCATATTTTCCATGGAAAGTGCGATGGTGCAACTTTTATCTTCGAATGGAAGTTTATCGGAAGAACAAAAGTGAATTTCATCGAAGATATCAGTTGTTTTGAGATAATCGATGGTAGCTGGTGAAAAATCAACCCCGACAAACTTTGCATCGATACTTTTTTTAAATTCTTGACATTGTTTTCCAATTCCACAACCTATATCGGCAATTACAAGGTTATCACAATTAAAGCTTTTTATAATAGATTTAACAGGTTCATTTAAGTATTCTGGACTATGTTGTCCGATACTCGTTTGTTTTTTACGATAAGTTCTCATTTTATAAGTATTTGTTTTGATTTTTAAATTAATTTAAACTAAAGAACTAGTTTAATTTAAAAATGAGTTTAATAGTTGTTGATAATTTTTATTCAAATCCCGATGAAGTTAGGAATTACGTTCTTACTCAAAAATTCGAAATAAAAGGAAATTACCCAGGAAACAGGACGCGTTCATTTGCAACAAATGAACTTAAAACAAAAATACAAGAATATATTTTTCCATTTGGAGGAAAAATAATTGATTTTCCAATATCCAAAGATGTCTACAACGGCTCTTTTCAATATACAACATCGAGAGAGAGGTCATGGATACACGTGGATTGTTATAACAACTGGGGAGGGGTATTGTACTTAACACCCGATGCACCTCTTAGTTCAGGAACTGGTTTTTATAAATTTAAAAATGGAAGTACCGTTCAAGAAACAGAACACGGTTCGGAAACCAGTAAATATAGCCAAGATATGACAAAATGGGATTTAATTGACAGAGTTGGTAATGTTTACAATAGGCTTATTTTATTTAATTCTAAAAAGTTCCATACATCACTCGATTATTTTGGGACGGATAAATTTGATGGTCGATTGTTTCAAGTATTTTTCTTTTCAACTGAAAAATAAAGTTAAAGAAATAAAAATTATTAATTATCATGGAATTCATAATACCACCACCACAAGCTGAAAAGATAATTGAAAATCCCAAAATATGTTTTGCACTTGTTTGTAAAGATGAAGAAAAATGCATACTCACTGCATTAGAGAGTGTATACAAATTTATTAGTTACTGGGTTATCTGCGATACTGGTTCAACAGATAAAACGTGTGAACTTATTGAAAACTTTTTCAAAGAAAAGGAAATACCAGGTGAACTTTTCCATGAATCATGGGTTAATTTTGGATATAACAAAACATTACTTTTTGACAGATGTTACAAAAAAGCAGATTACATTCTTCATTTTGATGCCGATGATTATTTTGTAGGAGATTTAAAATTTGTGGGAGGTAAGACACAATACTACATTAATGTTAAAAAAAATGATGTTAATTATCCATGTTTTTTATTATTTGATTGCAATTATAAATGGAAGTTTTGTGGAGTGGCCCATACAACTATAAAATGTTTAGATAATGACAATCCAACATTAGGATATTTAATAACAGATGATTTTTATATGTATTCATCGCCAGATACAGGTGCACGAAGTTTTGACCCAGAAAAGTATAAAAAAGATGCTGAAAAACTTAAAACACAATTTTTTGATACATTGATATTTGACCCGGATAATCTAAATACACGTTCAATATTTTATACAGCCCAAAGTTATAGAGACCATGGAGACCTAGAACAGGCTGCAAAATGGTACAATCTTTATTTAAAAATTAAAGATACATGGATAGAAGAACAATACATGTGTTATTTTAATCTTGGAAATATTTATAAATCATTAAAATATGATTTTAAACTTATTGAAAAGATGTATCTTTCAGCAATAGAACTTATAAATGACCGCGCTGAAGCATATTATCATCTTGGAATTCTCTATAATCAAACAAACAATCAAGAATATTCTTATAATTTACTTTTAAAGGCCAAAAACATAAAATTTGAAGAAACTGTAAAAAAGTACGTTTTATTTTTAGATTCAAGGTGTTATGGAAAGTATATTTTGGATGAACTTTCAGTTGCCTGTTATTGGACTAACAGAATACAGGAAGGAATCGAGTATCTTTCTCAGATAATTGATGACCCTGATATGGACCAAACTCGTTTACAAGAAAACATGAAACATTTTAAAAATAAATTAAATACTGATTAAAATCTTTGTAATATTCGTAAGCATTTATTTCATCTATAGATGCTTCTGGTATATTAAACTTATTTAGAATTTTAAAAACTCCAACACCTCTATAATTTTGATTATTGTAATATTTAAATTCAAAATCTGTTGAATGGTATTTTAACATATAATATACAACTTTCCATACATCACCCGTCCATGGCTCACGATATTTTAAAATACCATTTTCATAAACATGTTTATTTGGTATTTTAAGTTGTTCGTTATAATTCAATGGCAGAATATCATCAATGAATATCACCCCGTTGTCATTTAATTTTGAAATGCTATTGTTAAAGTCTCTAAGTACATATTCTGATTGATGCATTCCATCTATAAAAACGGTATCAAAAAAATCACAATTTTTTCCAAAAAAATCGTCAGATGTTAATTTAATTATTTCATTTTCGCATTTTGGGTCTGGGTCAACTCCTATCTTTGTTTTAAAATGGACGTTATTAAAATTATATCCAGTTTCAATTCCAATTTCTAAATATTTTTGTTCGGGAGTTGTATTTTCATTTATAACTAAATGTCTCTGGGATAAATTGGTATTGTAATTATCAATAATTTCATAGTTATCTGTTGATTTATACATCATTAAGAAATAATTAAGTGCTTCTTCGATAGAAACAGTGTAACACTTAAAATTAAGTTCGTATTTATCAAGAACATTTTGAATTTCTTCGATATTTACAGAATCCAAGAGTATAAAATCATTTCGTTTATTAAGATACAATTCTTTGATGTATTCCAATTTATATATTAAAGAACTAATTCCAAGTATACAGTATTGGCCGTCATAATCTGGGTTTATAATTTTATTTGAATAAAGAAATTTATAATTTTCACGTTTCCATATTTGTGAATGTTCGTAAATGTATTTAGGGTCTTCATAACAATTAAGTTCTTTGCATCGTTCATCTATTTTGAAAAGCTCATAAAAAATGGGTTGAATAAATCCAGGACCAATTCTATTAATTTCGCTATTTCTTATAAGTGAAAAATTGTTATTTGATTCATTCATATACTGAACGTACCCTAATTTATGGATTTTAGCCATTTTTGTAGTACAGAATGTCCGAAGAAGTATTTCATAGTCATCACAAATTGGTAAAAACTCAGAATAATTTCCTGCTTCTAAAAGTGATTCTCGTTTCCATATTCTTGGGTGGTTCGGACAACAAACCAAACTTGATAACGTTATATTATTGATATTTGGTGTATTATAAACGTAAACCCATTTATTATTGTATTTTTGAGAATAATAACTTCCATATCCTTTGCAAATAAAATCACCGTAATGAAAATTATTTCCATTTTCATGGATATTTATGAAATCCATGTAAATAAATCCAATTTCAGGATTATTTTCAAAACATTCAACAGAATCTTTAAGAACATCTGGTAATATTTCATCATCGTGGTCGAGTTCAAGAACATACTTTCCCCGACAAAGCGATACAACTTCATTTTTAACATTTCCAATATTTCCACTGTTACAGCTTCTTTTATAAAGTCTTACTTTGTTGTTATTATCGAAAAGCTCCTTTAAAAAAGAAAAATGCGAGTCATCTGGAGAATCATCTAAAATTACCCATTCATAGTCTATAAATGTTTGTTTTTTTATGGAACTGTAAGCGCGAAGGATTTTGTTATATGAATTATATGTACTTGTAAAAATTGAAAAAGTTGGTCGTACACTTATCCTTGAAAGAGTACAGTTATGAATAAAACAATAATTTACGGCATTATTAAATCGTTCGATTGATTCGATTTGTTTAAAATGAATCCAGCGGCTTCTCATTCTATTTGCAATAACTGAATTAAGATTTGGTTCATCTGGTCCATATGTCACAAGTATTTGGTAATTTGGATTAAATAATTCATTTAATTTATTATTTGTAAAGAACAAAGTACAGTTTAATTCTTGATTATCAAAAAAAGAAATTATTTCAGAATCATCTGAGTAAAAAAGTACAAATGGGTACTTCATTTTAAGTTTAAATAACTTAAATTTTTAAATCGTTTAAACTTAAATGGAATCGTTTATTTATTTATATCCAAGAGGAGATAGACTAGGAGGTCATCTAGTACAATACCTTAGCATATTAATTTATGGATTTTACAATAATTTGTATATTTATTATGATATATCTGAGTTAAAATATACTGAAAGTATTTTTGTTAAACAAATTCTTTCTTTTATAAACAATTGGAATACTAGATTTAATACACCAAATACAAGTAAACCATATATTCAGCCTTATTTTTTAGATTTCACTAAAAAAAATGATAATTCCTTTTTTTATTCAGAAGACCTTTGTATATTATTTACCCAGGTTGTTTATAATATTAAATCTGACCTCATAAGTTATTTTAAAAAATACATCATTCCAAAAAAACCGAGTACCCAAAAAACAATAGCGATACATCTACGCCTCGATGATGTTTCTACACAATCTGATTATGACGGAATGGTATGTGGAAATTATTACAAAAACATTATAAATGAAAGCGAAATAGTTTCGGGAATCGTCCAAAAATGGGAAACATTGTATAATACACAGCGACCATTGTCAAAAGATAAATTAAATTTGGTAATATCCCAAGCAAAAGAAAAATACCCAGATCATGAAATCGTTATAGTTACATCACCTGGTGAAAAAGTTGATTTTGATTACCCGGTTATTACTCATTCAAATCCAGACGATGATTTGTCGTATCTTTGTAACTCGGATGTTCTTATTTTATCGAGAAGTACATTTTCAATAATTGCTGCTTTTATGGGAAATGCATCTGAAATATGGTGTCCAGTGTGGGGCCATTTTGTTTGTTTGGGACTTAATACAAAATACGATAAATCAAAATTTAATTATTTTAGTTAACAAATGGAGGATAATCAATATATATTTCATCATTTTCCAAAACATTCGGATTATCAAGACTACTAGGTATTAGTTCATTATTTAGAATATAAGGCAGTGGGTAATATTTTTTGTGTATATAAGTACATTCAAAAACATTTGGTATATTAACACCTTTATGAGTTCTAGAACCACATGCATTATTTGGATGAAAATGTACTAAAACATGTAAATTACTAAGTTTATTAAATACATCGAGTTCCTTTTCACCAAAAGGATTATGAAATTCGATTACAATTTGGCTAAACTTGTTAATTTGTTCTAATGACAAACTATTTATCCATGGAATTTCGCCACCTTCAATATCCATCTTTATAAATATATCATTATTGTTATTTATTATATTGTGTAGATTCGTACAATATTCTGAATTTGTATCAGATATGTATTTTTTAACAAAAGTTATATTTTTATTTTTAATATTAATTGAATCAATAGAACCATCATATGCATAGCATTTTATGTCTGTGTACTTATTACAAAAATCTTCTTCAAATGAAATATCATCTAAAATACCACCTGATAAAAAGATTGAATATTTAACATTAGGTATATCACATAAAATATATCCACCATCGTATTCTTTTCCTAATCGTATTTTATTATAATTTGGCTTGTAAACTGTTAAATGTTCCGGATGTATTGATTTGAATAAAGGAAGTTTAAATGTTACAATATTACAGTATCGATAATGGTCGTAATATTCATTTAATTCACATAAACCATTGTTATATAAATAATAAAATGTTGAAAATCCGTATTGTTTTAATAAATTTATTATGTCTATTAATTTAGTATTATTATCTAAAAATGTCCCTCCGTATTCAAATTGAATAATATTAACTTTATTTAAATATTTACCAAAACCTTTTAATACATTTAATTCATAACCTTCAGTATCTATTTTTATAAAATCAATAACATCTATATTATTTTTAAGTATATACTCATCGGCTCTTTGTAAATTTAACGAAATTCTATTTTCAGAATCATCTACTTTACAACTGGTTATTCTATTATAAAATGATTCATATCTTGGATAATAATTAGCAACTTCTGATTTATCAGATAATCCAAAATTATTAAAATAAGACCTTTTATTTTTATTTTTTTGTCTGGATAAATCAGTTAAACTTGATAATACAGGTTCAAAATAATGAACTTGGTTATCAAAATCTAAAAATAAAGAATCATTTCTAGAACCTATATCAAATATAACAGTAATACTAGATTTTATGGAATTATAAAAAAACAATTCTCCATTTGTTAAAGGGTCTCCGTTATTAAAACAATATTCCAATTCATTTTGAATAATAACTTCATTGTTTTTTATATATAAACACTTATGGTGATTTATTATATATTCTTTTTCATTCATATAAACATAAATACTTTTAACTGTTCCATAAACAGGATCTCCAAATATACTAGCTCTAGTTTCATCACCCGATGGTATATACATATCTTGAACTTTATCTGTAATATCAATAAAAACATCTTTGGTTCCGTACCTAATGTATTTTAAATTATCTGGTCTTTTAATATAAAAAGCATCACCCCAACCATGTGTTGTCATACATGTTTTTACACGAACTAAATTAAATTTTAAAAGATAATCATCAATTTCTTGCAATAAAGCACATCCTTCATACACTTCTATAACATTAACTTCGATATAAACATAATCAATAAAATTTAATATAGCACCTGTGCCTTTTAAAGCCATTAATTCGGCTCCTTGAATATCCAAATTTATAAAATTAAATTGACTGTATTCAAAATTATTTTCATTATAAAATGTTTTGAGTGTTTTTGTTTTAAGATTTATCCTGTCAATTTCATAAATATCAGGATGTTGGACCAAGTGCTCTTTTAAATTTAAAAAAGAACTTGATTGATAATTATTTGTAATTTTAAATTCAACATTTTCGTTGTCTTTATTACTAATACATTCGTTGTAAATTTTTATTGTTGGATTTCTATTTTTTATGTTTTGAACTTTTTCTTTTAATGCATCTATCCATACAATTTGATTATCACTTACAAAATTTAAATAATTTGTTCTTTCTTCACATTCATGTGCTCCTACATGAATGATACCATGTATTTGTTTTTTTATTGGTAATTCTTTTATATTTATAAGCATTTAGAAGTATAAAAGAATTTTAAATATTATTTAAAACGAGTTAAATCTTTCTTTTATAAATCCTAATTGATAACCTTCATGAATAATGACTACTTCATTTTTATTAATAAATTCTAAAAATGTGTTTTTCCAATTATTATTATAATCGTCACACCATATTATTCCTCCTGGTTTGATATATTTAAAAGAATTTTCCAAGTCGTTTTTAATTTGGTTGTCTGAATGTTCTCCATCTATATATATAAAATCAAATAAATCTTCATTCGTTTTAAAAAAATCATCTGAATACATTTCTTTAACTTCTATTTTATTGTAATTTTTTGATTTTCGTATGTTGTTATAAAAGGTACTTTTTAAAAAACTGTAATTATATGGATTACATCCATCACTGACAAATGGATCAACACATACCATTTTAGAAATTTTTAAATTATCCGAGAAAAAACAACTACTGCATCCTTCAAAACATCCTATTTCAAGAATAGAATATTCTTTATCTTCAAAATTAAATTGTTTTAATTCGGAATTATTAAACCATGATTCTGATATTTTAAAATTGTAATTAAAGTAATTATCTAATAAATTTTCATTTTTTCCAATAACAAGGTCTTTAACATTTTTGAAAAATATTTTATTAGGGTCATTCAATATATTAAACCAAAATGGAGAAAATATTGTTTCTTTGAAATAACTCGAGTAAAGTTCTTGGTCGTTATCAACTTTTATAATAAACTTTACAAGTTCTTCAAATGATCCAAAATCATTTGCATTTATAAATGTACTTGGATTAAAATTGCGAGATACTTCTTTTGTTCCCCAATAAATTGGTATACAATTTGATTTGTAGATATCAAGTATTTTTTCAGTTACGTAACCTGGATAATCTTCATTTTCAAATGCTATCGAAAATTTATAGTCATTATTAAAATTTATTTTTCCGGAACAATCCGTGCCCCTTGGAACAATCGGTACGTTATTTAAATACATCCCTCCGCAATCTATTCTCTTGTATTCACTTAACAAAGATATAATTGTTTTTCTATGAGTTGTTTTAACTTCTCCATTCGAAATAAAAGAACAAAATTTATTTTTTACTGGAACTTCTATTCCTCCATTAAGCCTATTACTGAATAAATAATCGTTAATATACATAACCCATAATGGAATTCTTGAATTATTTAGTGAATTTTCATCAAATGTTAAATTGTAATTAGCATCCACTCTCGCAGAAAAAGGTTCACCCGAATAAAATACTTTTCTTTTGGCGTTATAATTTTGGTGATTATTTCCAAAAATACTATAAAATAATACATCTGGATTATCTGATGGCTCAACTACAATTACATTTTCAAGTAATTTTGTAAAAAAATTATTTTGCTTGTCAAATATTCCTCCGCAATATTCATCTTCCCACCAATCACAAAAAGCTATTGTAATATTTTTTGGAGAACTTTGAAAATTAAATGAATTATAATTATTTTGAATATCTGTATCAGTACGGTTTTGAAAGAGTATATTTTGATTAAGATAATGGTATTTTAATAAATTTCCTGTTATATAAGGATTATCACATGCAGATTTTATAGAACATTTATTAATAAAATCAAGAGATTTTTTAGCAGCAGATTTACTAATAATATATCCAAATGTTAAATTCCATATTTTATATGGCTCTTTAAGAATGGTATACAACTTATTATCTTTATTTAAATTATTATCATAACTTCTTCCTAATGCTAAATGTTCCAATTTTTGTTCTAAAAACAATTGTGTAACGTAATTTATTTTTTCTTTAAAGTTATCACATAGTGTTATATCATCTTCTAAAATAATATAATAATCGTGTTCCGATTCCACAAGTTGTTTCCATAATGTTATATGACTTAGTGCACAACCAATAACTCCCTTACGATAATTAAAATCATTATTTTCAAAAAGAAGTCTTAATTCTTCTGATTCAACCAATTCGTTACCATCAACTGCTTCAAAAAACTCATAATTTAAAATATTTTCTTTTTTAAATTGCAAAATCATTTTTTGTTTTCTATCATCACGTTTTTTCAAATTAATAATTTTTATTGTATTGAATCCAAAAACAGAGTTCCATTTTAACATACGATTGTCCCACGAACAACTTTCGGCATAACAAAGCCCATTCTTACGAATTTTTATTTTTTGTTCTTCCGATAATTCCATTATCTTTTCAATCTCGTTTCCATGTGAAATTTGTATGCCGTAATTTCCAAGTGTATCACACAAACCTCCTAATGGATAATATAGACATATTACTTCGGACATCAACATTTCCATAGATGTAATACATGATGTTTCATTGAAATTAACAGTATACATCCAATATTCACATTTACTCATAAGAGTATACAAATCAGTTTGATTTAATTTTCCATAATGTGTTATACTTTCATAAGAATTTATAATAGTATTCATATTATTTTCAGATTCATTTCTAGGAAATTTAGTATACGTACAAATATGAAGTGTTGCATCTGGCATTTTGTTTAAAATTTCAGGCCAAAGTTCAAGAAGTCTATCAAGTCCTCTTTCGGGACATGATGAATAAATAAAACTGTTTTTGTTTTTTAGATTGTCATAATTAAACAAAGTAGTATCAATTCCATTGTTTATTATTGTTATTTTTTCAGAAATACATGGATATAATTTTTTATATTCATCGGCATGCCATTTAGTTAGACAAATACAGTTAGTTATTGAATCTTTGTAAGTATTTACCAATGAAAAGGCTGATTTATTACATCCTTCGAGGTTATTTAAAAAACAAGTATCGTGTGCTTGTAGTATTAGTTTATTACATTTAAAATATGGATACAGTGTAAAAAACGAAACATATCTTGAAACAATTATTGTATCAAATACGACATTTTTCAAATTAAAACGATTTATAAATTTTACATTGTCTATTTCTTCTTCAAGTACGTCTCCTGAAATAATTACAGAATATTCTTTTGGTATTCTTTTATATAGTTCAATTGCAGCTCTTTCTGAACCACCTATTGCATTACTTAATGAATATGTTAAATTCCACCTTGTTTCACTAAAACCTGTATAAATTAATATATTTTTAAACAATTTATATCTATCAATTAATTGTTTTTTTATTTTGTAATTATGATTTTTTTCAATAAACAAAAGATACTCTGTTAATTTATTATAAAAATCTTCATTTTGTTCTGGATAAAATTGAAGATTATATATTAAATTATCTATATACCATTCTCCAGTAAAAGTCATTTTTTCAAAAATAATGGTATACATTTTAATACCAGTTGAATAAAGTTTTAATTTTTCAGACACTATAATCATAAAATAAGCTAAATAAAATGAATAATCCATTGTTCTTGCAAAAAGTCTTGTTGAAAGGTCATCTAAAATGTATTCATTTTCATAATAATCTTTTATAAGTAAATAGTAATTATTTGCTAAAATGTACTCTGAATTGCAAACATAATATTTAATTAATTCAAGAATTCCTTCAACTCTTCTTGAATTATAGGTATAACTTTTTACAAGGTAATAATACCTTGAATTATTTTCCGTAAGCTCATAAATTTTTAAACAACTGTTGTATTTTTCTTCACTCCATCCATTACATGTTAATGTTTTATGGTACCACTTCAAAGCATTTTCATTATCCCCTGCATCATGATAACTATTAGCACAATAATAAACATATCTGTTATACAAAGGGTCATTATTTTCTAAAGCAATATTATAAGCTTCTTCTAGTATTTTTGCATCCTCTAGATATTTATTATTATTTTTATTTCTTGCACTTGTTCTTCCTGAAATAATGAAATAATCACCATCTATACTTCCTTGTGTTACTGGAACATCAGCTGATATAACTTCATGTAAAACTCCTCGATATTTCCATTGAATATTTCCTTTTACCAAACACAATCTATTATAAGCACTGGTTTGATTTCCAAATTTTAACATATAAGAATCTAAAACAAGTTCAGGTAGTTTAAAATTTCCTTCAATTGAATCATCTGCATCAAAAATAAAAATGTAATCTGCTTTGTTAAATGCATATTTTAATGCAATGCTTCTATTAGTACCAAAATCTTTCCAAGTGTCTTGATGGATTTCTCCTGGAATATCTTTTTCTTTAAAAAAAAATTCAATTAAATTTATTGTATTATCCGATGAACCAGTATCCGAAATTGCATAATAATCAATATTTATCTTTTTTAAAAGTTTTGAAAGTGTATCTAAAATAATATGAGATTCATCTTTAACTATCATATTTAGACATATTGTCATTTTTTACTTTAAAAAATATTTTATTGGATGTTTTTAAACTCATTAATAAATATTTAGTAATTACTAAAGATGTCCCATGTAGGGTGGTGTTATGATGAAGAACAATGTTGTCCACCACAAAATATTGTAATAAATACTGGAGTAACAGGAGCACAAGGTTCAACTGGAGCTCAGGGTTCTACGGGAGCTCAGGGTTCTAGTGGTTCTGGTGCAACTGGAGCACAAGGTTCAACTGGAGCTCAAGGTTCAACTGGTGCACAAGGTTCTACTGGAGCTCAAGGTTCTACGGGAGCTCAGGGTTCTACGGGAGCTCAGGGTTCAACGGGAGCACAAGGTTCTACGGGAGCTCAAGGTTCTACTGGAGCACAAGGTTCTACTGGAGCACAAGGTTCAACTGGAGCTCAAGGTTCAACTGGTGCACAAGGTTCTACGGGAGCACAAGGTTCTACGGGAGCTCAAGGTTCTACGGGAGCTCAAGGTTCTACGGGAGCTCAAGGTTCTACGGGAGCTCAAGGTTCTACGGGAGCTCAAGGTTCAACTGGTGCACAAGGTTCTACTGGAGCTCAAGGTTCTACGGGAGCTCAGGGAAGAACAGGAGCTCAGGGTTCTACGGGAGCTCAAGGTTCAACTGGTGCACAAGGTTCTACTGGAGCTCAAGGTTCTACGGGAGCTCAGGGAAGAACAGGAGCTCAGGGTTCTACGGGAGCTCAGGGTTCAACGGGAGCACAAGGTTCTACAGGAGCTCAAGGTTTACAAGGTAATTTCGGAGGAAATACTTTACTTTATAATGCAAATGGATCATATTCTATCCCGGGAACTGCACAGCCACCAGTTGGCTCAGGTAATTTTAAATTTGGATATGAAAATTTTAACTCTTCCCAAATGCAATGGTATGAAGTAGTGGATATGAGTTATACTGACGCTCAAAATGCAAATGAAACAACTTGGTTAGATAATGTAAAAATAAATGGATATTTTAGATTTTCATTACAATCAGATTCATCAAAATTCGCAATTTATCAAATTAATACAGTTGGCAATTATTCAGCTGGTACTGTGTATGAATTCTATCTAACTTATTTGAGTTCTTCTAATCCAACAAATTCAACGACTACATTATTTGGCTTAAATAGTGTAACTATATCTTATACTGAATCTGGTTCAACTGGAGCACAGGGTTCAACGGGAGCACAAGGTTCTACGGGAGCTCAGGGTTCAACTGGAGCTCAAGGTTCTACTGGAGCTCAAGGTTCTACGGGAGCACAAGGTTCAACTGGAGCACAAGGTTCTACGGGAGCTCAAGGAAGAACTGGAGCACAAGGTTCTACGGGAGCTCAAGGTTCTACGGGAGCACAAGGTTCTACGGGAGCCCAAGGAAGAACAGGAGCTCAGGGAGCAACTGGAGCACAAGGTTCTACGGGAGCACAAGGTTCTACGGGAGCTCAGGGTTTTACGGGAACACAAGGTTCAACTGGAGCTCAGGGTTTTACGGGAACACAAGGTTCTACGGGAGCTCAGGGTTCAACGGGAGCTCAGGGTTCAACGGGAGCACAAGGTTCAACGGGAGCACAAGGTTCTACGGGAGCACAGGGTTCAACTGGAGCACAAGGTTCTACGGGAGCACAGGGTTTTACTGGAACACAGGGTTCTACGGGAGAACAAGGTTCTACAGGAGCTCAGGGTTCAACGGGAGCACAAGGTTCAACTGGAGCACAAGGTTCTACGGGAGCTCAGGGTTCAACGGGAGCACAAGGTTCTACGGGAGCTCAGGGTTCAACTGGAGCTCAAGGTTCTACTGGAGCTCAAGGTTCTACGGGAGCTCAGGGTTCAACTGGAGCACAAGGTTCTACGGGAGCTCAGGGTTCAACGGGAGCACAAGGTTCTACGGGAGCACAAGGTTCAACTGGAGCTCAAGGTTCAACGGGAGCACAAGGTTCTACGGGAGAACAAGGTTCTACAGGAGCTCAGGGTTCTACTGGAGCTCAGGGTTCAACTGGAGCTCAAGGTTCAACTGGAGCTCAGGGTTCAACTGGGGCTCAAGGTTCTACTGGAGCTCAGGGTTCAACTGGAGCCCAGGGTTCAACTGGAGCTCAGGGTTCTACCGGAGCTCAAGGTTCTACGGGAGCTCAGGGTTCTACGGGAGCACAAGGTTCTACGGGGGCTCAGGGTTCAACGGGAGCACAAGGTTCAACTGGGACACAAGGTTCAACAGGAGCACAAGGTTCAACTGGAGCACAAGGTTCTACCGGAGCACAAGGTTCAACAGGAGCACAAGGTTCAACTGGAGCACAAGGTTCTACGGGAGCTCAGGGTTCTACGGGAGCACAAGGAGCAACTGGAGCTCAGGGTTCAACGGGAGCACAAGGTTCTACGGGAGCACAAGGTTCAACTGGAGCTCAAGGTTCTACGGGAGCTCAAGGTTCTACTGGAGCACAGGGAAGAACAGGAGCTCAGGGTTCTACGGGAGCTCAGGGTTCAACGGGAGCTCAGGGTTCTACGGGAGCACAAGGTTCTACGGGAGCTCAGGGTTCAACGGGAGCACAAGGTTCTACGGGAGCTCAGGGTTCTACGGGAGCTCAGGGTTCTACGGGAGCACAAGGTTCTACGGGAGCTCAAGGTTCTACGGGAGCTCAGGGTTCTACAGGAGCTCAGGGTTCTACGGGAGCACAAGGTTCTACGGGAGCACAGGGTTCTACGGGAGCTCAGGGAAGAACAGGAGCTCAGGGTTCTACGGGAGCTCAGGGTTCTACGGGAGCACAAGGTTCTACGGGAGCTCAAGGTTCAACTGGAGCACAAGGTTCAACTGGAGCTCAAGGTTCTACTGGAGCTCAAGGTTCAACTGGAGCTCAGGGTTCAACTGGAGCACAGGGTTCTACAGGAGCACAAGGTTCTACGGGAGCTCAGGGTTCAACGGGAGCACAAGGTTCTACGGGAGCTCAGGGTTCAACGGGAGCTCAGGGTTCAACTGGAGCTCAGGGTTCTACTGGAGCTCAGGGTTCAACTGGAGCTCAGGGTTCAACGGGGGCACAAGGTTCTACGGGAGCACAAGGTTCTACAGGAGCTCAGGGTTTTACGGGAACACAAGGAGCAACTGGAGCCCAAGGTTCAACTGGAGCTCAAGGTTCTACTGGAGCTCAGGGTTCTACTGGAGCTCAGGGTTCAACTGGAGCCCAGGGTTCAACTGGAGCTCAGGGTTCAACGGGAGCCCAAGGTTCAACTGGAGCTCAAGGTTCTACTGGAGCTCAGGGTTCTACTGGAGCTCAGGGTTCAACTGGAGCCCAGGGTTCAACTGGAGCTCAGGGTTCAACGGGAGCTCAGGGTTCTACTGGATCTCAAGGTTCGACGGGAGCTCAAGGTTCTACGGGAGAACAAGGTTCTACTGGAGCACAGGGTTCTACTGGAGCTCAAGGTTCTACGGGGGCACAAGGTTCTACGGGAGCTCAAGGTTCAACTGGAGCTCAGGGTTCTACGGGAGCTCAGGGTTCTACGGGAACACAAGGTTCTACGGGAGCACAGGGTTCTACTGGAGCTCAGGGTTCTACTGGAGCTCAGGGTTCAACTGGAGCTCAGGGTTCTACGGGAGCTCAGGGTTCTACGGGAGCACAAGGTTCTACGGGAGCACAGGGTTCTACTGGAGCTCAGGGTTCTACGGGAGCTCAGGGTTCAACGGGGGCACAAGGTTCTACTGGAGCTCAGGGTTCTACAGGAGCTCAAGGTTCAACGGGAGCACAAGGTTCTACGGGAACACAAGGAGCAACTGGAGCCCAAGGTTCAACTGGAGCTCAAGGTTCTACTGGAGCTCAGGGTTCTACGGGAGCTCAGGGTTCAACGGGAGCTCAGGGTTCAACTGGAGCTCAGGGTTCAACTGGAGCTCAGGGTTCTACTGGAGCTCAGGGTTCAACTGGAGCTCAGGGTTCAACGGGGGCTCAGGGTTCAACGGGAGCACAAGGTTCTACAGGAGCTCAAGGTTCTACGGGAGCTCAAGGTTCTACGGGAGCTCAAGGTTCAACTGGGACACAAGGTTCAACAGGAGCTCAGGGAAGAACAGGAGCCCAAGGTTCTACCGGAGCTCAAGGCTCAACTGGAGCTCAGGGTTCTACGGGAGCTCAAGGTTCTACAGGAGCTCAGGGTTCTACCGGAGCTCAAGGTTCAACTGGAGCTCAGGGTTCTACGGGAGCTCAAGGTTCTACAGGAGCTCAGGGTTCTACGGGAACACAAGGAGCAACTGGAGCCCAAGGTTCTACGGGAGCACAAGGTTCTACTGGAGCTCAGGGTTCTACTGGAGCTCAGGGTTCAACTGGAGCCCAGGGTTCAACTGGAGCTCAGGGTTCAACGGGAGCTCAAGGTTCTACAGGAGCTCAGGGTTCTACTGGAGCTCAAGGTTCTACTGGAGCACAGGGTTCTACTGGAGCTCAAGGTTCTACGGGGGCACAAGGTTCTACGGGAGCTCAAGGTTCAACGGGAGCTCAAGGTTCAACTGGAGCACAAGGTTCTACGGGAGCTCAGGGTTCTACGGGAGCACAGGGTTCAACGGGAGCACAGGGTTCAACGGGAGCACAAGGTTCTACTGGAGCTCAAGGTTCTACGGGAGCACAAGGTTCTACTGGAGCTCAAGGTTCTACGGGAGCTCAGGGTTCAACTGGAGCACAGGGTTCAACGGGAGCTCAGGGTTCAACGGGAG